GACAGTCAGCTTTTCGGTTGGACTAGAACCACCTATGTGGACATCACCACTGATGACTTTTAATTGAGCATAAGATGTTTGCCATAAGGCAAATAGCAGAAAAACTAAAATTATATTTTTCATGTTATGTTATTTTGTATAAAATATTGTAGCTTTTACGCTAGAAAATGTAGAACCTGAGTGATTTTGTACTCTTAATAAACCTGATGAATACCAACACCTAATAAGTGAAGTATCGCCTGTACTCATTTGAATTGATGATGTGCCTACATACTGAGCACTACCTGTTACAGCTCTAAACCTTATATCTTCTAAGTTAGTTAAAGTAACAGCTATAGTTTCAGTTGTATTTGCAGCTACCGAACCATAATCTAAAGTTAGCTTATAAACAGCATCACCGTCTATGTTATCATAACCTACTAATACTTCTGAAGCTGAATCATCAACCAAAGTTCCTGCTGGTCCTTGTGGACCTTCTGGACCTTCTGGACCTTCTGGACCTTGCGGACCTTGCGGACCTTCTGGACCTTCTGGACCTTCTGGACCTTGCGGACCTTGCTGACCTTGCTGACCTGTTCCCTGTAAGTCAGTAAAATTAGCGGTCAAATCAGATAAGCCATTTCGCTGAATGGTTATTGTTTTTGTTGTTGTTCCTGTTACATTAAGAGTTGTAGGATAATTATTTAAGTCCGTAGTTATATAACCTGCACTAGCATGATTGCCCCAACCATAAGCAGTATTCCAATTAGATACATCTGTTCCTGTTATTGCTTTTACTGTAGCAGAAACTGTAGGATCTACTTCTGTCCCTGCTGTAACTGCTGCAGCTTTTAGTACAATCCAAACAGAATTATCTTTCTTTATTCTGACAGTTTCTCCATTAACTAGCGACAAACTCGATATGTTAGTGTTACCTAACCTAAGAGTACCAAAGAAAATATCTGGAGAAACCACACATCCAGCCAATCTCTCACAAGTTAATTCTATTTCATAACCACTAGTATTTGTAGTTCCACTAGTCAGTCCTATATGTCCTTGTAGTCTAAATCTGCTTTTGGTGGCAGTATTTAAAGATATTACATCTCCATTAGCTCTTGTTTCAAGAGGTATTGACAATCCTTTTGCTATTTCCAATTCATCTGCTATCTTAACTGAACCAGAATTATTATTTTCTATAGCATTTCCAGACAATGTCCACTTAGACTCTATCGACGGATCTACATTAAAACTAAGGCTAGAAGGCGTTCCTTGATTAGTATTGAATGTACCGCCACCAGTAAGTAATCCAGATGTACTTAGTGTAATAGTAGTACTATTAGGTATATCATTTTCATCTGTAAAAGTTGTAGCAACATCATTCCCGTCTGAGTCAAAAAGAGTTAATGTTTTTGTAGTCGTGCCTGTTACAGATACAGACGTATTAGTTGTATTGTTTATAGCTGCATCTAGATCAGCAAAAGTAATTATCTTCTCTGTTGCTGCATCAGAGTAAACAAAGTTAGATGTACTTATTGGGCTAGCATCTATAGGTAACTCTGAAAAGTTCAAGTGCACTTCTGTATTACCAGATTCTAGATCTAAACCTAAACCCACACCGCTTATAGTAGTAGGTTTGTTCATTATATAAGTGTCTCCTGAAACTGCATTCCAATCACTCTGTACATTGACTTCTGCCCCTGCTGCAATCCCTGCCAGCTTGGAAGCATCTGCACTTGGGTAGGTATTCTTTGCCGTGTTCGCTGTTATGGCACTCGCCTGAGCTTCACTGATTGTCGTTGGTTTACCTGTTAGGCTAGAATAAACACCGTCAAAATCATCAGATACATCTTTATCCCACCCTGTGAAGGCAGATTCATTACCATCAATATCACTATCAGTATAATGTACATTGTCTACCCAATCTACACTAGTTCCTGTAGAACCTAGTATCTGTAGATTTGTACCCTTTTGATTATTAACATCGTATAGCCCCCCTTCTAACCGCATGTCTGCACCTATATGTAGTTCTTGGGTAGGTGTTACAGTACCTAGCCCTACAAACCCACCATTAGGATTAATTAGAATAGACTTATTTATTGAAAGGTTACTTTTATCTACTGCTTGCAACCAAGCTTTTCCTCCTGTACCATAAAGCCCAATATCTAAAGCTGTTTGTCCTACTGCCCCTAATCTTATTATTCCTCCTGTTTGGGTTGTACCAGAAGTAGCAGGTAAAGCATTAGACGAGTTTTCTTCTACCTCTAATTTAAAACTTGGAGAAGTAACTCCTATACCTACAAAATTTCCCGTTTCGGTTAAATAGGTATTATTACCACTATTAGTCCATTTAGAATTTAAAATAGTGGGTAAATTGGCTAAGTCATTATAATCTCCACTAAAATCATCAGATACGTTCTTATCCCAACCAGTAAAAGCGGTTTCATTACCATTTATATCCGAATCCGTATAATGGCTAAGGTCGCTTATATCGCTTTCTGTGTGGTTGTGAGGGGTAGCAGGAAAAGTAGTAGGCTTGCCTGTTATATTATTCCAAGTTGGGGAAATACCTGCTAAAGATATTGTATTATTGAAACCTGTTCCTACTCCTGTAAAACTTAGGATATTATTAGTAAAACTAACCAAGCCTACATAATTATCTGGAATTGTGGGAGGATTTGTAATATTCCCATAATCTAAATAATAAGCACTACTTAAACCATCTAAAAAGTCAGCATCTAACCCACTACCACTACCATCATTAGTAGTATTAAAATAACCTGCTCCATTGGTCAACTCATTATTATTTGTAGGTATGGTGGGTAAATTGGCTAAGTCATTATAATCTCCACTAAAATCATCAGATACGTTCTTATCCCAACCAGTAAAAGCGGTTTCATTACCATCAATGTCACTATCTGTATAATGCACTAAATCACTAATTTCACTTTCAACATGATTGTGAGAAGTGGCAGGAAAAGTAGTAGGTTTACCTGTTATATTTGCCCACTCTCTTAATGCTGACAAACTTACACTATTCCCCCTTAGGATACTGAGGTCTGGAAAAATAAAGCTTAATGTTTGATTATCGCTACTGCTTGCCTCTATATTATCTAATCGGTCAGAATGGCTATCAATGGAATCTCTGAAAACTAATAGTGTATCTGCATGAAACCCTAAGGTGTCTAATACTCTTAATCCTTCAAGCAATTTAAAATATCTATTATCTAATGTAGAAGTATCTGTATTTAAAATAGTACTTAATCCATCGGTTTGAATGCTCATACCGTAACCATTTTTATAATATAATTGCCCTCCACTACCTGACAACATAAATATTGTTCCTATAGTATCTCCATTTGGCGAAAGGAAAGGAGAGATAGATATTAATTGATTACTTGCCACTAAAGAGTCAGTATTTACTCCTGTAGTATCTATTAAAGTAGATAATAAAACAGGAGAAAATCTGCCTCCTAAGTCGGTACTATAAAGTACAAAACCCTCACCAGTAGCAGGCTTAATTAAATAATAATTTAGCCCCTCATTTTGTGCTGTAAGGAGAAAAGGGAATAAACCTAATATTACTATAATTATAAATCGCATCCTATATGGTTTATTTCTAAAATGGACTCATCTTCTAATACAAATCCATCGGTTAACTCTATATGTGTTTTAGCTGAATATAATACATTATTTCCTGTTAATATTTCTTGGCTTGATTCTATATAAGTAGATACAATGTAGTTTTTATCCTCATTTAATTGTCCACTCAAAACATAATATTCCTGACAAAAACATATTGGGTCATCAACAATTAATGTTTCCATAAGGAAGTCAGTAACACTATTACAAGTATGACCGATTAAAGTAATTTTAACATCAACGCTATCAGTATAAACATCCTTATCATATATCGGAAAATTAAAAGTATTTGTACTGCTTGGATTAGTGAAGTGTTGGAACATCCTAAAATATTGTGGCTGGAAGGTATAGTCTAATCCTGTAACTTCAATCAAAACACTATCTGGTGTACCTGTATAAGCTACATGAACAGGTATTACATAGACCTTTTGGTCAAAAACACAAGGAGCGATACCTATACTATCTACTACACAAGATACCTGAGCAGAAGTCCTAATAGAGCATAGTGCCAAAATACATAAAAGTAAATACTTCATAATCTTAATTCTATTCTTACCCTCTCATTTAAGAGAGGTATAATAAATGTAATCCTTCTCCTCAAACCTACTCCATTCAATCCTATGGTATAATCCCTACCATGAGTACAACTAAAACCATCCCGTACTATTTCTAGTTCATTTTCAATATTGGTAGTAGGAAGGTCAAAAGCTACATCAATAAAACTACTACTACCTATCGTTACCGTATCTACTGTAATAAGCCCTATACCTGACCTTATTCTATCCACCTCCTTCCTATGCCAATAGATACTAATACTATCATTTATAAACTTAATAGAGTCAATAGAATTATCTAAAAGGTATTGGATAGAGTCAATGTGTAAACTGTCTTTAAAGAGTCTATTAGCTACTGAATCAGTCATTAATTTAGTAGCTATATTCCCCGTATCGGTACTATCCAAGTTACTAAAATTTAGATTCAATAACAACCTCAAATTATTATTACCATCGTTTATAACTTCTAATACCGTTACATTTTTCCCACTCCTAAAATTTAAAGTATCTCCCAACCCTAGTTTACCAGTACCTATATCCCCACTTAGGTTTATTTCTGGTATAGTTATCTTAATAGAATCACTACCTATACCATATAGTACTAAAGTATCTGTCTTTACCTCTCCTCCTGTTATACCACCAAAAGCTTTTATCCAATTACCTGTACCTCCCAAATCCATATAAAAAATAGGTATGCCACTAGATGTATCTGCTACAATTTCTACATTAGGTATCACTCCTATAGGTACTCCATTGACTATGGATACCTCATTAATAGCGACCTCAAAGCTTGTACTATCACTAAGCTTAAATATAGTAGATGAGTCATTATAAATAACCGATACTACATATTTATCAGCACTAATAGTTTGTTTCCTATTATTACTTTGCCCCATACATACAATGGAGAGTAAACTAAAAATGATGGTAACTAATAACCTCATGCTTTATTTGTATTTATGATACATCCATGCTCCTACGTGTAGCATACCAATAGAAGTAGTAAACGCCATACCTTTACTTAACTGAGGTAAGTAGCCGTATAATATAGGTACTTGTAGAGTATGCCCTAAGAGAGCAATTATAGCAAAGATAATAATAATTAAACTCATTTTATAAAGTTGGAAATAAGTTCCTGCTATAGATGTTACAGCTAGGAATATAGCTAAGTAGGAAGGAATAATTACAGTAGGAATTTCTACACCTGTACTAAGAGCAAAGGGAGGGAGAAAAGATACAGTTTTACCTAATAAAACACTAATAACAAAACAAATAAGTACTCCACTAATCCAACCTAAAAAATAATGTTGGGAGCGTTTCTTCTCTGACCTAATAAACACTATCCCAATTATAAAAAAGTATAAAGCGGTTTGGAATTTCATACCTACTTCGTCCTTAATTACCCACTCCCACTCGCAGAGCCAACCTAACATAATAACTATTCCTAAAATAATTAAAACATAAGGTACAATTACATTGAATATACCTTTCATATTTAAATTTAAATCTAACCCCTTACTTTCTTTTAGAGGAGTAAATTGTTTAGTTAATATCATCATTATTTTTTCCATCTTTATTATTTAAAGTTAAATCTATTCCAAAAATCTTAGATAAAAATTGTAAAGGTTGTTCGGTTATTTTAACTATTGTCTTAGTAATTATTTTAATAGTACCCTCTAATAATAATTGAAAAATACTAACTAATCTTAAACTAGATGCTCCTACTATAAATTCTATAGCCTCGCATTTTATAGCCTCAGTAATACCACATACAGAAGGAGAAATAAATAATATAAAACATAAAGTAAGTACTAATACATATAAAATATTAAGTAGGCTTATTTGTGTCTTTTCTGATACGGCTAACCCTACACTTCCCGTAACCATTAATAATTGGGTTAACCCCTCCTTAACCATTAAAAGGTCTATGTCCATCATATAGCCTGTTTACAAAGTTGAAAAAATTTGAAATAGAGAGATTAATTTGTATTCAATATTATATCGCCTATATCTATATGTATTCTATTCCCATAGACTTCATATAGAAATTGTTTATTTCTATCAAATATGGTAGTAGTGGCTACTCCTATAGTCGCCCCTAAAAAATAAATACCTGAGGGTATACTAAAAATGTTCTCGTAAGTACCCTCATGGGTTATAACTACAGTTGTGGCATCTAATATATCTACAATTAATACTGAGGCTAATTTACTAGTATCAGCTAACTCAAAATCTGCGCCATTATAATGTAAAGGAGCATATAAAGTAGGTACGAAACCTGAAATTGTGACAGTATCTTTCAATAATGGATGCAAAGAAACATCTAGTAAGGTATCACACAAAACACTATCATTTTTTATAAATGAATAACAAATAATAGTTGTATCTAAATTCTTATTTATGTAGAAAGTATCTAAGGAGTTTCTTAGCCTATAAAACACGTCATTAATCTTACTTACCCTCTCCTCCTGAGGCTCGGCTGTAGTGACCGCTATAAATACTCCTGCCCTTCCCCCAATACCATGAGTACCTACAGGAAAAGAGTAAACAGGCTTACCACTTCTATTAGTCAAATCCAATGTAACCCTACTCCCTACTACACTAACTACTGAATCTATTTCAAAACTTGCTGTAAATCTATTTATTCCTTGGGCATATTCGGCTGTGATAAACATACCTTCTGTAATACTCTGAGCAGTTGGTAAAAACTTACCTGACGGGTTGTTCACATTCCCTACTATTCTATAGCTAGGTTCAAATCCACTACTGGACTCAATAGTAATCAAAGCATTAAATGTTTGATGTAATGAGTCTTGGCTTATTAAATTAGCTCCTAAGGATAGGAAGAAGAATACTGTATATAAAATTCTCATTTCTTAGGGTTAAAAGGTTATCATCCATCCCGCGGTATAAAATTGACTAATTCTATTAAAGCCTATACCAATCTCATTACTAGTAATACCGCAAATAGATTTTTGGATTAATCCTTGGTCAAATACCATCGGAGTATTGACATTTATTTGCCCTTGGTTTGTCGCATCTACGATGTCCATTTTCTTAATTAAAGCTGTAGCATAATTCAAATTATAACCCCCTCCTGTATTCCTAATATTTAATCTAAAAGCACTTACATAATTACCATCGGCATAATTACCATCAGCCATACTGCCTCTAATCGTACCATTCAAAAGAAAAGAGTTGAGAGGTATGATTATAGTACCTTGACCATTAGCCTTGGTATAGCTCCAATCCCCTACGGTAGTATTTCCTAATACTTCTACGATACACCCATCCCCTAAATCCAATACTGCTCCTGCCAAGCCTCCAATAGTTACCCAATCATTATCGGCTGCATTCCTTACCTTTAATACATCATTATCCAAGTCATACCAAAATCTTTTATCAGTATCTAACGTGGGTGGTGTATTACTCCTTATCATAGAAGATTCAATAGCATCTAAAAAATCCTTTAAAAAGACATTCATAATACTGCCTGTAATTGCTTGGGCATTATTGGTATTTATGTTTGTATCGACATAGTTGGAAAGGACTGTCTTTATAGTGGTCTTAATCATCTGTTCTATAGGTTATGGTGTCTACTAAAGTTTCATCGTCTGGTAATTGGTCATGTACGATATTATGTACCTCAGTTAAAGGGGCTATGTCATCCAAAAGTACATTATTTCCGTACTGTAAACAAACATCCTTAGCATGTATAATTAATAACATCTCCTTCAAATCCATTCGAGTAGTTAAATCGCTGTAATTATCTACTTCTACCAGTACTAAAGTATCATTATCTAACGCTGTATAATCGCTATTCAAAACAGGCACATAACTATGAATGTCAAAAGTCTCTAGTAATGCCTCTAAGCATATTCTTTCATACTTGGTTGTATTGGTCAAGGTGCGAATATGGTAAATTATATTAACTGTTCTAGACACATTTTTTAACTTCCTAAATTTAGTCATTGCTCCACCATCCACATACTCTTCATAAGAAGTTGTATGTAACCCTCCTAGTGGAGATGTACCAATGTCAAAGCCTCCTGACAAGCTAGGTAGTAAGCTTTCCCTATTTACAGTAATCCTATTTGGTTGTAAATCTTTTCTATCTGAATTACTACCTACTCCAAAGACTTCGATAAGACTATCTCCACCAGCTCTTATGGCATCATTTGCCGCCTTGTACGCAACTTTATCACCTGTATAGGCAGATAAGTACCCTTTACTAATTATAGTGTCTTTAATCAGCTTTTCTATCGTTCTATCTAATTGAGTTATGGTCATTAGTATTTACTTAGATTCTTGATTAAAATTATCTCAGGTCGGTTATTCTTACTATGCCAAGCTAAAGTCTCTAGAAAGGTAGGTTTCCAAAGAGGTCTAGCAGGTATACTACCAGACGTACTACCAAATTCATGTATTGCTGCAATATTAGCTAGTATTACTCCATCGCTGCTCCTAGCAGACCTCCTTACACCGATATATACAGTATCATCACTTACGTAGCTTGTAATCGCTTGAAAATAACTAGAAGTGGCTACTAGGATATTAGTAGAATACCCTTTTCTTATTTTCTGAGCTATCGTACTAGGCTTAAGAGGTCGCCATTGTAAATCCTGTTTACTTATGTGCCCTTTAGCTTGTCCTTCTGCTTTTAGCCCAAACCTTTTTAAGGATAATGCTTGTGCTCTTTCTGCCTCCTTGCCTAAACGATGGATAAGATTAGTTACTCTCCCCCAATTACCTGCTTTTCTAAGTGCCATTTATAATGTTTTTGCAAATTTCTTACCATAAATGTAACATAAAATATTTTTCTGCTCAAAAGCACCATCTATATTGAAATAAACAATCTCATACTTCTCCTCATTAATTACCATGTGACCATTTTTAGGTACGAATATAGGTAAACCATCTCCATTGATTAAACCTACCTCATCCATGTCATCTATACCAATTTGAGCCTTGACTTCAAAATGTAAAATACTTCCATCCTCAGTATTGGTTACAGTACTTTGCGTCAAATTAGGGTATTCTACTAAAGCGTTCACTTCATAGACTGTAGTAGCAGGAGCTAAATCCTCCATGAACTCTTGCACATAATCCTCACTAGGGATATGGAGAAATACAGGTGTATCATGGAAAGTATCTAATACATCCTGTAAAGCTGCTCTAATTTCTAAATGCTGAACATCACTTAATAAATCTGCCATTGGATTAATTTTATTTTAACAACAATAACTACTAAAATCCGTAGAAAAAGGTAACACATCTCCCATATACCATTCAATACTAGCATCTGGTAAAATTTGGAATAAACAACCTAGCTTTCTTCCCCGTCTTACAGCCGATGAAGTAAATTTATCAAACAATCCATCTAAGGTCAATTTACCTGCTGCTTCATTCTTAACATCTATCTGAGCATATTCTACTTCGGTACTTCCTGCTTTAGCCTTTTTAAGGAAAGTACTTGACGCTACCTCTTCGGCTGTACCATCCGTATTAATTAAGGATAGCCTTAGTAAAAAGTGGAGTGTTACTATATCAGCTATCAAAGATAATTCCGCTTGACTATAATTAGTCTCTATTCCTACTCCCTCTTCTGGGTCGATATTTAAGCAGCATTGTAAATCAGTCATTACCTCAAAGGTGAATCTACTACTAATTAAAGCATTAACACCTTGGGGAATCTCCTCAGTAGGTACTGCTACATAATCATTTACTAAGAAGGGTAAACGGTCTAAGAGCATTTGAAAAACGCTCATATCATTTAATGTGTGGTCTACTAGCATATTCTATAATTAAAAAAGCCCCCACCCTCAAATTGTGGGCAAAGGCTTTTTATACTTTGAATTGATTTACTTTTTAGGTATATCTTTATAAACCTCGTCTACTGCTGCGCTTTTTTGCAGGTGCGGTAGTATCTACTTTCTTTTTAACTACAAGCATTGGATTAGGAATATCAATACAACTAAAGCTTTCTGGCTTAATGTTATTCTCTTTCCAATACTTCTTAGCATCGGCTTCCTTTATCTCCTTTAAACGATTGTTGTTCAAGGCTACCGATACCGCCCTACTTTTAGAAAGGTATGCAGGTATCTGATTAGTCACAATCACATTTTCATTCTCCTTACAACTAGGGTCGTAGAATGAGCCTTGCGGGTGCGTTAAAGTCACAAATATTTTCATAACAAAAAAATTATTTTTAGTTAAACAATAAAATCACTAATTACTATTTACCTGAGTAAGGTGAAAATTATCGGTTAAAATTAATATTTTCGTGAGCAGATACATCCATCCATGTAGGGAATCCATTACCAGAAAATGCAACGCCTCTATTCATAATTAGCCTAGCATCTCTTTTCATGGTCGCAAAACCAGTTGTCAAAGTTACATAAAACTCTTCTAATTGGCGATTAACAATTCTATCACTCTCTACAGTCAAAGCTACTGCATCCAATTTGATTAAAGCATTCGCCTTATTTACCATCAATAGGTAATTAGCATTAGGCATAGCTCCATGAATGTAGAAATCCTGTGATTGAGGTACAGGAGTTTTTAAACTCAAATTAGCGGTTCTAGTCTCTCCTGCAAAACCCTTAAATTCTGCTAATTCTAAAATATCAATGGCTGGATCTTCATTCGATAACATAACATCTGGACGCATTCCCAAACGCTGTAATCTAATCCATGCTTTTAACAAATCTCGATAAGCAAAACTTGTACCATTGGCTGTACCAATTATTGCACAAGAATCGCTACCGTCCGTTTGGTCACCATTGATTAAGGTATCAATACCTAAAGCATCTAACCCCATTCTCAACTTTACTCCTGCATCCTCAAAAGCGATAGATACCATATTCAATTGGGTATATCTTACTGCCTCATCTGTAATCTTGAAACCTCTACCCAACTTATTAATCTTCACATCCTTAGTACCAAAAGACATGCTACCAGTTGAAATGGTTTCTCCTTCCCCTACAGTTCTCAAACCCATTTCAGACATTTTAATATCTGGCATGGTTACCTTTACTTGTGATACTGGGATAGACTCCCTAGTAAAAGATGGATAGATAGGGTCTTTTCGCATACCTAATCTTACCGCTTCTCGGAAAAGTTCTGGAATCAACCAACGGTATCCCTCATCAATTTCTCCCAACGTCATCAATTTGTCAATGGTATAAGTTGATTTAAGACCTAACGCATTATAAAAAGAGTCTGGTGTCTGACTTTCTCCCATAGGAGCAAATCCCCATCGTTCTTGTGCATATTCCGCTAAAGAAATATCAACAGGTGGAGCATCGGCTGAACCTGCTCGTAAAGACCTTAATTGAGACATAGCCCCTTTCAAGTCATTTACCATACTTTTCTGTACCGACTTAGCATTTACTGATTGAGGTGCTCCCTTGTTCAAAGAAACATCTACAGTCTGGTTACTGGATAATGCCTTACCCTTGTTCTCTATGATAGCCTTTTTAACAAAGGACTCTTTCAATAATTCTGCCATTTTATATGGTTTTAGTTATTTTTTATTGATTATCAAATAATGCTCTATCTCCCTTCCTCCTTAATTAAACAGGAACAGATACAGGACTTCTCAAAATACCTACTTTTACTACTTCTGTATCAGATACAGCCGTTAAAGCAAAGGCACAAGCGTATTTACCTGCTGCTGCTACCTTATAGGCAGTATAACCATTCACTTCATCCCAACTAGTAGCTTCTAATAAATCTGCTACAGCTATAGCTCCATCAGCTTTACCTTTTACAACTGCTGCAAAATTGGTATGTACTGTAGCTCCTCCTTCCTTGTACCTAGCATTAGCATTAGAAGTAATAAACCCTATTGGGTAAACTCCTGTAGCAATATCTACTAATTTACTAGTGGATGGGTCTAGGGCTACTACTGCACCCTCAACATAATCAGTTACATCAGTATCAAAATGCAAAGCGATAATACGCTCCATTTGGTGAGTTAACTTAGTATCTGCTGTATTATCTAATGTATACATAAATTTTAAATTTTTGCGCTCTAATTTTAAAGGAGCAATAAAAAATATTAGTTATTAATGGTCAAACTTATACCAATTAGAAACCTGTAGCCTTGGCTAATTTCGCATCTCTGTAAGTTTCAAAATCAAACCCCTCATCATTATCCTCCTCTGCATTAGCCGCAAGACTATTAACAGAATTTTGGAAAGTAAATTCAGTTGAACCGCAATCCTTACATTTACCACTAAAAGCTAAAGTAACCCCCTCAGTATAATTCTTAATAAGTCCATCCAACTCCTCAGAGTTAGCCTTATTAAATAAACCGATGACCGCCTCATCCACATTCTCCATGTTCTTAGCCTTATATAATCGAATAGCCTCTACTCGTTTGGCTGCAATAAAGGCTTTACCTACTTGCGCCTCCTTTGCTAAAGCTTCTTTTTCTGCTACTAAAATATTCTTTTCAGTCACTAGAGTAGGTACTTTTGCAGCATTGGCTACTAAAGTGGCATGCTCTTCCACCTTTAGGAGAATTACCTTATTTAAATTATCTTCTGATAATTCTAAGGTTTCATCCAAAGCTTTAAAGCTATCAGCAACTTTACCAAACATTTCTACCTTCTCAGTAATTTCCGTTTCTACTGCCTTATCTACTAACTTCAAAGAAGTTAATTGCTCAGTCGTTAAAGCTTCCTGCTTTGTATCAGTAGGTAAACCTAACAAGGTTAATAAGGCTAAAAAAGTTTCTTGATTCATATTAGGAATGATTTGATTTACATTATGCTTATCTGTGAAGTCATCACAAATATAATTACTTTTTGCCAAACTTAAAATATTTCTGTCAATAGCGCAACCAACATAGTAGTTTTTCCCCACATCATACCCCCTTTTTACCTTTTCTGTCTCTTTTTCAAAAGAACTTTGTGCCGCTTGGGCATGGTCAACGTGTACTAAGTTACCATCTTCTCCAATTAATTTAGCGAAGGGGTCTGCTCCTAACCATACTAAACTAGACTCATAATAATCATGGATGGTGGTAACAATTCTCCTAAACATTGAGCCGTCCTCTGCCTTATTCCCAATCGAATTTATGAAGTCTCTTTCATTATCAAATTGATGGGATGGTTTCCAATCAAAAACTACTGTAACTGACATAGAAAAAATACCTCCTGACATTACACCTCTCAAAATCTTAGGGTTACTTTTAGCATCAATCAAAATCATAGCATCAATACCGCTTGGTACTTTTACCCCGTTCTGCTCCGATGCTTTAGACCATTTAGGCTCAGTTACTAAACCTACCCAACTATTTACTGTATAGGTATCGTGGTTAATATAAACAGGCTTATTATTTAACCTCTGAGTAGAATTTCTTAGGATGTTACCCTTGGAGAAATCTGTAGCCCTCCAAGTATTAGGAGCTACGATAGTGGAGGAGAGTTGTCTAAAAGGTACACCTACGAAATCTTCTGGCTTGGGTAAAATGGATTCAATAGTAGAATCTAATCCTGCTGCTCCTCTAGTACCAAAAAACTGTAAGGAATCTTCTGCTAATTTTCTAACTTTATCCTGAGTCGTTGAGAGAAAATTCCTATCTACTTGGTAATTAACTCCTGTCATACCTAAATCCAATTTGTTCTGCTCTGAGCCACTAAACAGGTCGTAGGACATCTTAGAGCGATAATTACCTTTGGATAGTTTTATAGTATTCAATAACATATTTGGTAAGTTTTATACAAATATACAAAAACTTAACCACTAGGCAATAAAAAACCCCAATTGTCGAAACAACTAAGGTAATTTGCTAAACATCCACATGAAAAGATTCTTTATTTCGATTTCTTACATATATCTAAGAACTATAAAAATTTAACTGTTACTTCTCTAGAAACCTTCAAATTTTCTAGACCATTGTCTAAATCGACAAGAGTATTAAAAATAGGGGTTACATCATAAGGGTAAAATTTTATCATCTCCAAAGTCTCTACATCCACCTGTACTAGGGTCTTTTCTTTATCTGGGTGGGTTCTGTACTTATGTCCATTATCTGCCCATAACTCAAAAATGTAAGTAGGTGAATCATCATTTCGATGGAACAGGTCTACTTTAATTCTGCTAATATCGGTGTTTTTACCGTAGCCTAAAAGTACTTTTTCTAGTATTGACATTGTTTATTATTTTTTGATGTTTTTAAAATTTTATTTCGTTTGATGATGTAAAGCTACGAATATTTTATAGTTATAAAAAGTTTTTAGCAATTTATTTTTACTATAAACCAAAATTACGGAATCAGTCTGTTAAGTACTAATTCCGTAAATCTTTGATTATCAGTAATTTAGTCTCTTCTCTCCCTAGGTGTGGTACGCAGCGTACTTTGTTAGGCTTACAAGACTGCGATATTTTGACCTCTACAATGTGGATGGGTAGAGCCGAACCCTAATCCCTTATCTTGTAACTCCTCTACAGTCACCCCTTTTAAATCTTCTGGCTTCTTGTACAACGATGTCATAAATGGTGAAATGCTTCCTACCAGTTGTGGCTCACTTCTCATTAATTGGTCAATGCTGCCTACCGCCTTATCTACTTTGAATCTTTTACCGTTTAGTTCTTTGCACCATCCACAAGTCTTTTGGTCGATTATCTCTAACCTTTCAAACTCTGATACCTCCGCTTGTTGCATGTAATTAACAGCTCCATAGTTACGCATCTGGTTGATGGTAGTTTCTATTATCCTTCTAATCTTCCAATCCTCATTTAACATTAGTTTAGAGAATGTAGATTTAAATTCGTTAATAACTTGCTTATTATCGCCTATAGGTAGCCCCTCTACTACGAACTTATCTTTAATGAAAGTAATTACCTTTTTCCTTGTATCATCATCTGTAATGAATTTACCTAGGTACAGGTTATCTGATTTCTTGAAATATTGCAAAGTTCTTAAATCTAATTGGTCGAATACTGCATCTGGAATGTTGTTAGGGTCGAATGCCTTAAAAATTCTAGTATCTTTTCTGAACCTGTTATAAATCAAGTTGATAAACTTACCAATCGTTTCCCCTTGCTTACTGGTAAAATCAGTCTGCCAATTAACATAAAGGGAGTAGAGAACGGTTTCTATTACTAATTCTACACTTGCCCTAGCATCCAAGGCTAGTAGAGCAGTACCTATACGATTCATAGCCTTATCTACAGCTTTCTTATAACCTTCGTTTATTTTTCCGAAGTATTGAGAAAAGAATTGATTAATATCTTCTGTAATGCCCCAAGATTCTTTAGTATGGACATGCCCACAATTAGAATGGTATCGAAAAGTATCATAATTGCTACCTAATCCTACTGCTGCATCCATCCAACTTAAGCTATTGACGGCTGTAGACTTTGGGAGGTCTGACTTTTTGTTTCCTTTATCCTCTTCCTTCTTCACCTCAGGTACTTTATTCTCAGGGCGTTCTATAGGCTCTTTGGCAAAAGGCTCATCAAATCCTAGAAGTTCTGCTCGCTGTGCTTGACTAATGATACCCTCATAGTAAAGCTCTTTAGCATTCATTATCTCCATGTTCCTAGCATCTGCTACATTCTTTCTATCCTGTACCATCGGTGCTTCTGAGGTTACCTTAACATGTTTAATAGGATACCCTTTTAAAAACAGGTGGAGAAAAACCAAATCTTTAATAAATGTATCAATAAGTTTTTGATAATTTCTTACTTGGTTGGTCATTTTAGCAAGCACTACCCTTCCTAGTGTCTCAGTAGTGGTGAAGTTCCTAGAGAACATAATAGAGTCTTGCTTCATACCGCTATGCTTATTGATGGTAATTAGCTCTACTAAATCCTTAATACCTGCCATATTCGCTATGGTGTTCTCCAATTTAAATTCGTGGGTATCCTTGAAACCAGATACAAAACCCTTATTTAATCCTTTTTCTAACTCTGGGTTAATATGGTCTGTTAGATAAGTTTTTAATCTAGCTTGGTATTCGCTAGGCTTTTCTCCTTGTGTAGCTTTTGGAGCTTTCACCAATACATGAAGAAATCCGAATACTCCCAACTTACTTACTACGTTCTTTAATCCGCAAATCATCTCCTGCTCAATTTGGATGGATTCTAATGATGATAGGAAAGGAGGCATACCATAAGGCTTCTCATTAAATCTCCTGTGAGCGTAATACTTAAAAGTAGTTGTATTCAATTTTACTTGTGTTGTATTGGCAGACTTATTGGAAGAGGCTGCTAAAGCTATATCTTGATATGGATGGTAATCTTCTCCAATACTATCATACTTGAATCTAATAGTTTTATTATCTACTAGTACTACCTTCTCTACACCATCCAAAGAAAGAGTAGGTACAATTTCTGCACATAGAGCCCCTTTTACCGCTACCTGTGCAAATAAATCATTTCTTAAACTGTTTATTCCCCCTTTATACCAAAGTGCCTCACAACTGCTTATTTCGTCCTGCATCTTGGCTGCTGCCTCCTCGCTTACATCCTTATCAAATTCAATTAAATAGGAAGTGTTACCTAGCTGTATTAAGTTATCTACTCCATAGGAGAAATCTGAGTTAAATGCCGCTAGATGCTCCAATACAGGTAATAGTTCAAAAGGGAAATCGGCATTAACAAAGCTTAACTCATCTAGTACCACATTCATTAGGTTACCATACTTGGGCTGGGTCTGCCTCCCACCTGCTACTGGCATACTAGTTTCTAAAGCTTTTCTACCATCATTGCCTGACCTGTTCGCTATGGTAGTGGTAGTGTCCTTAACTATAGTTGAGGTACTACCAAACATTCTATTATAAAACTGTTGGAAGATATTCATATAACTTAGTTTTTAGACAAAGATAGGAGTTTAACAAACAATACAAAAGAGATACCCAAATGATTGGACATCTCTAATGGTTAACAATTGAATATATCTCTATATTCTTATTTTCTTCTTTAACTCGTTAACATTTACTAAAACCTACTTCTTTAAATTTCTTTTTCATACATTTATTTTATAAATATCATCTTCTATAATAGTCATTGCTGGGCGTTCTGCAAAATAAGCTACCCTACAATAACGATTGATACTTTTATGTAAAAATCTAGCCCCTATTCTTATAATAGGTGTAGGAGTATACCAGTACAAAAGGCTATTTCCTACTTTTAAATTTTCTCCGCTTTTAAATATAGTCATTTTACTCTTTTTAGGTACTCTGGTAAATCTGCCAAGATAGAACTTAATTTAAAAATACTGTTCTGATGCACTTTCAATAAACCATCCGTAGTGATTGGTTCAAATTGGATACCATCGAAAAATAACTTTAAAGTAAGGGTGTGCTTATCCTTAGCGTTCATACTTTTAATTTTTCAGCTTCCTCCTTAGCTAATATCCAATTGTTAGTATAAGTACGCATTATTTTACATCTACATTTGTGGTCATAACCGCTATCTGTCTTGTAAGCATAGACTATTTTCATTAAAGCTAAATTAGCTCCTGCCGCTTTGACCTTACCGTCTTTAAAGGCTTGTGTACCCATTACAGCAGCAGTAAAAATATCAACATGTAATTGATTGACTTTAGGTGTATTATTCATACCATTATTTTAAGGGAATTTAAAAAAAAATTGAGGAGCAGTAATTATAACTACCCCCCAAAAAACAAACACTATGAAATATCTTTATATAGTAGGGATACCTAACATCCCACTTGCTCTTAACTTTTGCTAATCTTAAAAAGGAAGTTCTAATTCTCTTAATCCTTCACCTTTTAACCCTGCTACTACTGTAATACCATTTGTACGTAGTATCAAATCTTTATTTTCTTCTACCTCAATAGGCTCAAAGATATTGCCTAATGTTACCTCTCCTTCCTGCTCCTCACTTATCTTGGTTATATCACCTTCTCGACTCACTAAATAAACCACTCCTGCCTTACCTATAGAATCATACATTAAATGGGTCATAGGAGCATATAAGCCCTTATCCAAGTCTAAATTAATATATCCCACACATTTGATGCTATCGTTCTTAATAAGCTTCTTAATAGTCTTATTGAACAACTTAAAAAGACTGCCTGACTCAAATAGATTAGCTAAATCTTCATTACTGATTACCTTTTTCATTTTTCTTATTTTTTGATGTTTTTAAAATTTTATTTCGTTTGATGATGTAAAGATACGATTATTTTATAGTTATAAAAAGTTTTTAGCAATTTATTTTTACTATAAACCAAAAAAAAACCTGCTAACTTTCGCTAACAGATTTTTTATAGGCTACATAGTATGTAATAGTACTAATCTTTGTACTCCTCCCTTACATTTTGGAACTCTCTATACTTAGTATTGATACTTTCGGCTAAATCGGTGGAGAGTAGGTATTTCATAAACTCCCTAACTTCTACTGCCTCTTCAATGCCTATGGTGTTTAATTTAGGGTTTAACATACGCTCCGCTACGAGTGGGGAAATCTTACCCTTGCGTACATCTCTATTCACTTTCTTGATGAATCTTAACCAACGCCTGTTTTCTCTTAGTACTTTTGTTCCTCTGGTAGGCTCTAGGTTATCTACTACAGCGAACAATGTACCAACCAAATCAAAGATGCTTTCCATTATACCTATTTTTGAAATATTTATAAATCTTGTACAATATATCTAATACCAATATTGATACCAAAATGATGAGAGTGTAAAACATAAGTTACTTTTTTTTTGTTTATTAATGCCTTTTATACTTGATATAATCCGTTTATCTCTATTTTGGTAATAGCCTTAACTATAGCGAAGGCTATCTCCATCTTTACTTCTTTTGACCTTAATAGACTGCACTCCTCCAAGTTAGTATAAAAACCACACTCTAGTAGAATAGCTAACATGTTGGTATTCCTTAGCACATAAAACTGTTTATTTTCTTTACTCTTAATACCCCTATCCCTTGTATCATAGGCATTTAGTAAATGGGTCTGGAATATTTGTCCTACCCTCCTAGCTAACTCATTACCATGATGTATCCATGTCTCGATACCTCTAGCACTTGTAAATCTCACTCCATCACCATAAGCATTAGCATGGATGGATAAGAATACTTGGGTTTTATCCGATACAAAAGTATTGGCTCTCCTTACTCGTTCTTTTAGGATATTGCCTACATAAGCATTAGAGCCTTCCCTATTTTCTGGTACTACTATATTAAAGCTTATACCCCTTTCTTGTAATCCTTGTGATACCAGTTCTACTATATCTCTATTAAACTCCCATTCATAGAACCTTGAACCATCTGGGAACTTTGGAGAACGTTTACCTAAAGTCATTTCTCCATGCCCTGAATCTAGATGCCACAAGTAACCAGCCTTAACCTTAGTATCATCTCCTTGTCTTATCTCATCCTCATCTGAATGAGTAGGCTCAATAAATTCTACTGGCTTGTTATCCTCTTCTATAGTAGTAGGCTTTTCTATATTAAGAAGTCCGTACAAATATAGAAGAAATTTTATAAAAGTAGTCATAATAGTTTTTTAAATACCTCCTGCTATAGGAGCTTCCATTTCAAATCTATACCCCTTCCTTGTCCAATTCCAATAAATAAAGGCATCTGCTAAGTTAGGAGATTTACCGCCTAGCCTCTTTTTAATAGCTTCCTTACTCTCCACTACTGTATAAGTATCCTTCACCCAAAATTTCGGTATACATAACTCCTTTTTCAACTGTAGCAATACTGATGGGTCGCTAATAAAAATACCTATTAGCCCTTTTCTTAAATCCTCTCTAGCCTCCCAATACATTTGTGCTCTTAAGGTTTGGAATTTATACATAGGTCTACCTCCTTCATCTTCTGGGATGACTTCCTTCCATGTTCCACCATGTAGGGGTACTGGGTAACAATTGCATGGGAAATCCATTAGAGTATTAAGAGTAGCTATACCTAAACCATTACTATCCACTCCTATCATTTCGGGCATTACATCATAATCGGTTATTGTTGCCGTATCATAATCAGTCCAATTATTCTTTTCTAATTGCTCTGAGGTATAAATTAAATTATAAGCTAAATGGTTAGCATTAGTACATTGAAATTCTACAATCTTCATTAGGCAATGTCCTTCCCCCCAAGCTAGAGCCGCTTTATCTCCTGTTGCCGAATTAGCTACATCTACCCCTACAGCATTGTAAGAAGGTCGTAAATCTCTTTTTACATCAGCATCATTAGAATCTAATGGATCAGCATCAACGCACCTTTCTACCCACTCATACTTAATTAAACTATCTTCTGATTGTTTTGGAAATAGTCCTCTTACCCTTGACTTAAATAAACCAGACTCCTCTCCGTACATCAAGGCTCTTCTATTTATACTAGTTTGGGTGACTGCACCTGCCATTAGACTAGAATCCTTACAGACTACATTAGGATAGTCATACGCTGAAATTCTAAAGGAGTTTACATTTGAATACTTACTAAATTGCCCCAAAGTATCAAACTCACTATCTGGGTTACCCATCGCCAAAATTAGGTTATTGTCACCAGTTGAGGTATTTTCAAAAGCTGTCAAAACTGCCTTATTCATCCCGGGAGTTTCTTCGGTTATGATGAGCATGTCCTCTCTATGGAATCCTTGCGCTTTTGTTGCTGATTGCTCATCTGCTCCTGTACCACAAACAAATCCTACTGCTTGCCATGCTGAATTAGCTACATCCTCCTCCACCGTATTTACATCGGTATCATCCATTACTAAACGTAAGGAGTAAAGTTTTGCTTTTGGATTTAATTTCTTGAACTTGGGGAATATCTTACCTATCTCTGCCCAAAGGTGTAATTTTAATTGAGATTCCTTAGGTGCAGACGTTACAACTAAGGAGTTGGGGAAACAATCTAAAAACCAAAGTACAATCCTAGCCGCCATAAAAGTCTTACTTGTAGCTGTAGCTGCTTGTATTGATGTCCATTCCCTAGCTGCTAAAGAACGCCATGCTTGCGCTAAAGGGTCTTTATCTCCATCGTGTTCGTGTTTCTTATACTCTGGTAATTGTGACCACTCCGCAAAATACTCCTCTTCCCCAAAACGTTCTGATAACCACTTGATAGGATGTAATTGCCAATACTTCTTTTGCTCATCTATAAACTCATATTCTAAGGCTGCTGCTAAGTCCTGCTCTATCTGCTGTAATGTCTCATCTTTAGTAACCATTTTAACTTATTTTCTAGTAAAAATACGATTTTTCTAAACACTTGATTACCAATACCTTAGTCTACCCCCCCCACTCATGTAGTACCAAAAATATTTATAGTTACTTTATGTCAGGTAAACCTAGCTCTTTTCTACGCTTTTTGTTAGCTGCTCGTAACTTTCTAATGTGGTCTTTCAACTCTTTTGGAGATTTCTTGGCTAACTCATGCGTTACATTTACTTCACCGTCAATTTGTACATGAACCTTAGTTGTGTAAAGACCTTGAATCTTGTGTAAATCGTTTAAAATAAATCTACAAGCTAAATAGTTATTTTCTGCTTGCGCTTTTGAGTATAATTCAGTTAACCTGAGTATGGCTAACTTATAATCATAAACCATGTTTTTAGTAACCTCCCCAAGCACAATACCCCTAGCTCTTTTAATGTAATTATCTACCTGTCTAGTACCTACACCCCATACATTTGAACCATACTGAATTAATTTAGTTCTTGACCAACCTTTCATAAGTCCTTGATATACAGCACCTATCCTCTCTATAATCTCAATATCACTTACTCTATTACCTGTACGGTTACCTCTATTACTAATTATCTTGCCGTCCTTATCTTTTAATTCCATAATTAATCATTTTATTCTCTAGCAAATCTTTTACATTTTCCCCAATCAATTCAAAGTGGGCAAATGGTAAATGCTGCTCTGGTGTTCCTTCGTACCCCTTTACCTCATAATCTCTTAAATCTACGTCAATATTATACAAATTACCATAATTAGCAGTCAATCCATAATCTGCTGCTCCTGTTCCCACTATTAAACCATTACCATACACTTCTCTACAAAGTAACATTAGTTTTTGTTTACCCTGAACAATAATTCCTAGCCTATCATTAATAATTTGAGATAAATCTGAGGAGTATACTACCTTTCCTTTATATCCTAAATCGGTTAGTAACCTATGTAATCCAAAAGCTAATACTTCTCCTAAATTATGATTATCATCATCCTCTAAGATAGAAGAGAGGTAATTCATGTACTCTAAATAGTAAGTATCATCATAACCGCCCTTTATAGGTTTGTACCAATTATCAATTGTATTAAAATGGAGATTAAAGCTAAAAGTCTTTTCTATCATACTACTCCTTATCTCCTCTCTATTACCTGTAGCTAATGGGATAGTTAACCATTTGGGTAGGTGTCCTTTTCTTACCATCTTATTCCTATGCTGGTAGGCTCTCTTGTTTATCTGTACATCATCCAGTATAATAAAGATGTCTGAATCTAATATCTTTTTGAGATAAGATAGATTAGGTAGGTATCTTGGTTGGGATATAAACACTTTTTTGGGTGTTGAATCATAAGTAGGTACATCCCCTAGGTTCTCGTATATCTTAGCTCCTTTATGATCTAATTTCATATTACTTGTTTTGTGGGTCTGTTGGATATAACTCCTCTTCTTTATAATTCTTATAACTATGCTCTATAGCATATTTGCCCATGCCCCCATTTTTTAATACCTTATTGACTTTATACATAAAAGTCAATTTATCTAAAGGTACTGTAGCACATACTTTGGATACCTTACCTTTTAGGTATCCACCTCCCCAACCGTATTTATTTTTAATAAATACGGTATCTCCTAAGCGGTACTTGGCTAGGTAGGTTAATTTTTGTTTTGTCTCTTCTAACTTAGCCTCCATTTTTAATTCTTGTTCCCTATTCTTGTGGAGAAGGGTTTTTATTTCATCTCCTTCCTTCCTAACTAAGCTTATATCCTTCATTATCTTTTTAATAGTTAAGATAATCTTATTCTTTTTGAATAAGTTTAATGCCTCCTGTTTAGTGCAGGGGTCTTTAGCTACTGCTATTAAATCTTCTGTTAATCTTTTAGGTACTTTCATTATTTTTAATTCTGATTGTTACTAAATTATTAGTTTTTAGTATAAAACTAGTGTTACAATTAGGACAAACATAAACAGTACTTGTATCAAAAGAAGGGATACAAACGCAATAAATGTCATCTTGTAAATTTATTACCATTGGTTATTTGTTTTTTAGTGTCAGCGTATATACCGCTACCTACTATAATTATGGACAAAGTTAATATTAGCATGGGATAAGGGATAAACAAAATATATCAATGAATAATGCTGTCAAAAATAAAATTATAATTAGGTGCAACTCTCCTGAGATGATAGTCTTAGTCTTTTGGTAGTCTTTCCTAAATATACTTATTAAAATTATTGTTAGCATTATACTTAGTTTAGGATTAACCTAATTATTTTAAAAGGTTCTGCATAGTCTACATTAATGTGACTTCCCCAATAAGCTGCATGTATTTTAATATGCTCTCCTCCCCTCTTTTTAGGCATAGCTTCAAATTCTTCTTTATATACCTTCATCAAATTACATTTAAAATCAATGTACTCGGTTATATCGGTGTAGAGGTCTGCCTTGAATTTATAGGTAGGGGAAATGTCACTAGAGCTAATTACAGGAAATGTAAGGACTTGTTTTACTGTAGAGGTCGGTTTGTATCGGCATCCAACCATAACCCCCTTAAAAGCCATTAAATGGTCATTGTGAAGGTCGTTACTATCATGGGTTAATACTATCTCCGCATTAGTACGCACAATAGCACCATATATAGCATCATTCAAAACGCTTTGATGGTATTGGTCAAATTTAGAAGATTGGAAATCTAATATTTCAAAACTAGTTGTTCCTAATCTATTGGCTACTGTCTCTACGTAACTTTCCATCTTGGTTCTCTTAGCTCTTCCATTATAGCCTCCGCTAAGATAACAAAGATGGATAGTACAGCCCAAAGATTTTAGTTTACATATTAAACCTGAGCATCCTAAAACCACATCGTCTGGATGAGCTACCACTACCAATACTGATTTATCATGCCACATAATTTCTTTTTTAATAAAGAGTACCCCTAATCATCTCTGACTAGGGATACACCGCACTATGACGATACAACGTATCGCCTACCTTCTTTACACATTAGCAACCTGACAAATAAATGTCAGGCTGCTTAATGCCCCAAATGGGAGGGGAATAAATGTTTCAATCATCGGTTAAATCAAGTGTAGTCTGATTACTCTTTCTAACCTTCACCTGTTGTTTTTCTGCCTCGTCCTTTTTCTCATAGAGTTTAGCCACAAAATCCCTAAATTTATATTCGTCTGGTACTTCTTGTAAGTTATCATTTTCAATATGCCCTGCTACCTCAAAAAAGTGTTTATTCCCTCTTCCTAATCTTTTGCCTCTACTGGTGTGCATGTCGTAAACCCAATCGTACTTTTTAAAATCTTGAAAGTTTGGCTCTTCCATCTCCTCTCTACAGTCGAAATAAGCACATAACTTATTATCTACCAATCGAGATTTAGGAGAACGTACTAACATTAATACTGCTTGTACGAAAGGTAGTTTTTCTGGTAGCCCCTTATCTTTCATACTTTTTAAAGTGGTGTACAATTCATACAAGCTACTCATTTGCTGTGGTAATTGTGGATTGGCTAAACCTACATCCTCCGATACCATAATTAACATCCTCTTCCAAGCATAATTAGCATACCCTGAGATGTAAAACTCACTCGCACACCATATAGCTTCTTCCTCTAATCCTCTCCTAATGGATTTTTGAAATAAAGAAGATACTACAAAGAAATTTTTTCCAGACTCTAAGTTCAAGTACTGTGCCATAAATTTTTCAGTTATTCAGTTATTTAATATTTAAAGTAAAGATACGATTATTTTATAATTATAAAAAGTTTTTTACAAAGAAAGTTTAGCTTTTAGGAATATTTCATAAGGAGAAATAGGAAAAGTTATTTTAATATCTACATAACCAATTGAATGCAAATATTTAACTAGTTGATTTATATTGAAGTAGTATAATTTGGGGTCTTTTTTATCTACTCCTTCATGGAATCCAGTCATAACTAAATAATCTGTATTAGAAGTTATATTATTTTCTATAACCTTAGCAAACTCCGCAAAAAAAGCATCATTGCTTAACTCCTCCTTGTTTAGTGTAAACGTACCTAATAAAACTGAGGCATCGAATACTGAGGTATAAGGAAACTTGGTTACAAATTGCTCTGATGGGATAAGTAAATCTTGTTTATACTCCTCTACAATATCGTAACCTACATAGTACATGTCATTCTTCACATATTTATAAAGCCCTCCAATACCACAACCATAATCTAATACTGAGGTACATCCCAAATATCTTAATTGTCCTGCTGTATGCTCATACCTTAGTTGAGCACGTTCTACATTATCCCACCCTACTTTTTTAACTGGGTTTACTTCTGTTTTTAACTTGTCTAAATAAAATGCCTTGTTACTCATTAACCAATTATTTTTAGTTTAAAAATTAAAATGGAATTTTGAGAGTTTTTTCCCATTCGTATAATTCCTTTCTTACCCTTGACGGTTTCTTTCTTACTATGGCATCCCCAAAGTATTCCTTTAAAAGTTGGAGATCTTTTTTTTCGGTGTCTGGAGTTCTATAGTCGGCTGTACCTCCCTTACTTTTAAATGTACCCTCTTTAGAGGTAACTGCATACCTATTATTTAATAAGCATTTTCTTTCAAAGTAAGCACTAATACCACTAATAAAATAATCACAAGCTGCTGTAGAATCTTCGGGCATTATATCCAAACGGAATCCTTCTAATAAACCAAATATCCCACCAATTACAAAACCGCTTAATTTATAAGGGTTATGAGATTGATAGGTTACAGGTACAGCATTAGCCGCAAAACCAAAAAGCTTGACTTTCATTTGCTCCGCTATCCACCCTGTATGCTGTATAATCTCATAAACTAAATCTGGGTCATCTACATGCTGCCCTAACTCAAAGGTGTCGTCTACGAAATTTCTATTGAATTTATTAAGGTCATCGTCTAACATTACTACATTAGGGTACAAATCATATACCCATTTAATTTTAGCTGTTAGCCCTCTTACATCGTCTGGGTGAACGATTAAAGGCGTATTAGGATTAAAGTGTTTATAATCCTTTGCCTGACTTTCTGGAATACATATAGAGCAGTTAGATACAATTTTCAAAGTATCTACCCTGTCTGCTCTTTTATGACTCAATATTATTAAAGGTAATTCTTTCATTTATAGCTTTTTGGAAGTGGTCAAAGGTAATTACTGAGGACTCTGCAACACGATTAGATTTATAATCTTTTGCCCTAGCAGTATTTAATATGGTCCTTAGGCTGGCTTCTTCTACATCACTTTCATAAACAATGATGATACACCCGTATTTTTCTCCCATCTTAGGCACAATTGGGTAGGATGCCTCCTTGGTGTCCAAATCAATTTTAATGAAAATATTGTCTAGCTCTGATTTAGCCCAACCATGAGCTAATAAATCTTCTGCTTTGAAGTTCTGCCTTAACAAATCATTATCGAATGTACCAGTATTTTTATTAACTCTCAATAATAGCTCCTCTACTTCTGGCTGGCTTAATCTTTTGGTGGGTACATAGCAAAGACAGGTTTCTACTCCTGCCTGTTTTAATAAATCAAGTCTTTGATGACCACCTATACAATCATAGGTTTTATCCTTATTTTGTTTGTTTAAAATCGGTTTATCAATAAGACCGAACTTATTGATACTTGCCTTTAATTCTTTTTTCTCTCTAGCATTTATTTTTCTAGGGTTTTTAACATTAGCCTTAATATCAGTCAAGGTAATTTCTAGTAATGTAAAACCAAAAGGATTTAAGTTTATCATCTTATTCAATTATTTTTAATTAAAAATGGGAGATGAGGTACTTTACCTATCCCCCATTTAATTTAATATGGAAAATACTACTATGCTATGCCTAGACTTTGTTTTAATTCTAAAGTTTGTCTCTCCAAGCTTTGTAATTTATCATTAGTAGTTTCGGTAGGTTTAGTAAATTTATTGATACCTTTTAACAGTCCAAATATTCCACTTGTTGACAAGACCGATAAGAGAGCAGGTAAGGCATTAGCTAAACCTAGGGATACTACGACTCCAATACTTATGATAGCTACAACTACTAACGGTAAAGCTATACTAGGCAACTGCCACTTTATATTAAACCACTTTAATAAAAGACCACTTAGAAAAGTAAATAAGGCTAATAGTCCTTCGTATACATAAGAAGTAGCAGATATATCACCGCCCCTTAAAGCGTCTATAGCTTCTTCTAATGTAGGGTCTGCTGTAGGCTGCATAGCTATTTTTAATTGTGCTGCCTCTGTCTTAGGCTCAGTATCTTTTGTAAGAGGTTCTTGACTATTGCCCCCAAAAGGTAGGAATAAAAAGGACAAGCCTATAAATAAAAAGCCTAATTGCTTTGCTGATTTCATTTTAAAAGATTTTTATGATTGATTAATTGATACAATAATACATAAATTATTGTACCGTTCAAAGAAACTTGACTAATGATTTTATTAACCAACTAACAAATTTATTTTTCTTGCCCCTTCTTAAGATTATTTCATTAGTATGCCTACAGGTAGGACAAGCCCAATACTTATAATCCTTAGGGTTAAATTTTATTAACGTTACTATATCTCCACAATTCTTACAAATACAATCGCCTCCCTCCTTAGATACAGTAAGCAAATTCTCACTAGTCAGACAAATCGGCTGCATCGGCTTACCGCCATTAATTTGATTCACCCAAATTTTCTTAGTTTTTAAAACTCTTTCTATCTCCTTTTGAGATAGTTCCCAACAGGAAAAAGTAGTACCTATGGTAGCCATAGCAGGTAGGGTTTTAAATTGCGGTTGATTTTTGGCTATTTCCGCATTACAGCCTTCAAACATTACAGGTTTCATATTTTAGGATATTTTAACTTATCGTTATTTAATCTAGCCCAATCTGAGAACTTAGCACATTTAGACAAAATTGATGCCTTAAATTTACAGGTTACTAAACCCATTGCTGCCTCCTGTACCGATAACCAAAGGTACTTATCTAAAGCATAGTGAGAAATTTTATCAGAGGCTTTCAATATTAAAATAGGCTCTCCTTCCTCCATCCGCTTCCTTAGGTCAGCTAAGGTGGTAGTTATTTGTTCATCCGTATATAAAGGTAATATCTTCATAATTAAGCTTTAGAGAGGTTAAAAGAGAGGAGGCTCAAACACCTCCCCAATTAAAAACATCTGAAAATAAAAAATAATAAACAATGCCTCTATAGATTTATCCAATATTTCATTACAAATTCTCTATTGGTAGTCTCCAAAAAGCCGTTGTGAGAATCTAACAACCAATCTGGAATACTTACCAAAATATTACCGTCATCCTGTTGGTCATAAGCAACAAGACTTTTCGGTATTAAAATCCTACCTCCCTGCTTATTAAGCAATTGATAGGAGTCTTTTGAATAAGTAGCAATTCTAATCCCTCTATCATGGTGGTACTTATTAAACTTATAGGTGGTTGTCGTATAATTATTAGCAGGTTTCGACATAGTGCGAAATTTTATTTTTGATAATGGTGTTTCTATATACATAATTGGTAAAAAAAAGGAGTTGAGCCATTATATACCCAACCCCTCTACATAATCCCATGAACTATCTTAGATGGCTACTACATTTTTCGCCAAATCTTTTACACTTGTGCAATTCCAAGGTTTACCTTGATTATCTACCATCAAGATTCTGATGATTTTTCCATCTCTTTCAACTCTTTCCGTAATTGTCCATTCAAACTTACCACTTGCCGTTTTTAATTTAGCCCCCTTAGATAAGGAGATGATAGGTACTAGAGGCTTCTTATGCGTACTAGAGGCTCTTTTTTTAGGCTCTGGTTTAGGTGTATCCGCTAAAACCTTTTTATGCTCTGTAAGCGCATCTCTGACCTCATCCGCATCCATATCTGGATAAATAGTTAAATTAAACTCATCGGCTTCTGCATACAATGTAATCAAATCCAGTAATACCTCTTTCTTAGGATTTCTATCTAATTTGATATTTAATTGCTTTGCCGTTGCACGTAATTCGTTGTAACTCATTTCAGAAATTTTCATAATTCAGATGTTTTAAAAGTTTAAAAAATATTTTTATTTCGTTTGATGATGTAAAGATACGATTATTTTATAGTTATAAAAAGTTTTTAGCAATTTATTTTTAAATTATTTTTCTCTAGTTCAATGAGAATCTATAATCTTCTATAGAATCTGTTCCTATATCAGTCTGTTCAATACCCTTCTTCTGGTAAGTTACATAGTCCATAGGGTCATCCGAACATCTGTACTGCTCAGGTATTATATTAGTAGGTACAGTTTCTAACTTAGATAATAAAATATCAAGAGAAACCATACCATAATTTTCCATATACTCCTGCACCCAATTTTTAATATAATCAGCAAACACTCTAGGGAGTTCTACAACATATTGAGATTGGTTTAACGAGGTTAATACTATTGTGAGGTACTGCATTGTTTTTATTGGTTTATAATAGCTAATAGATTAATGGTTTTATAACATCTCCAAGATAACTTTTCTAAATCAAAGTAATATTGAGAGTTATCTCTTGTAGACTTATCTACCTGTAATTGTACGACTGCCTCTGGTTCTTTAATCAAATTAGCGATTAGGGAGGTATGCAAAGTGCCTAAAGCTTGCCTATCCCCCTTTCTGGTTACATAAACAAAAGCACTAAAGCCCCTCTCCAAATTCTCCTTATTGGTTTGACATAAAGCATCATGGTTGATTATTTGTAAATTAGCCTCGAAACCTTTTTTAGATGTTAAAATCATTTAGCTTTTTTTAATTGATGATAAATAAATAGTTCTTTGGTCTAGTTACTGCTGTATACTTAATTCGATTTCTTTCTACTAAATTATTATTGCGGTCAATATCTCCTGTAGCAATAAAAACATTTCCATAAGTGCTGCCTTGCATCTTGTGAATAGTCAAAGCATAATTGTATTTAACATCCGCAAAATGTTTTTTTAGAGTCCAGTACATTCTCCATGCGTCCGTCCTAGTTTTTCCCTTACTTCTGTTGGCGGTATCCACAATCTTTTTTAATAATTTTTTGTAGGGCTGCTCCGATACCTCATGTATCACATTGATAAAGTTCTTATCTCCATCTCTGGTAACTACACCTAAAATATAAAATTGGAGTTGTAAATCTTGTAACTCTCTTGTTTCATACCTAATACTGGTAACCTCAAACTCACTATTAGTAGCAAATATAATCTCATCCCCATCCATTATAGGGGAATCTGCTAATAGTAAATCTCCTACTACCATCTTAGGCTGGTTCTGTCCAAAAATCATGCCTCTAATCAATTTATTATAACTATCGACTATTCTATTAGTCCATGCCCCTACCTTACAAAAATCTGGATTAGTTTTAAAATTTTTAGATGTGAAATAATGATTTAATAACTCCCTATTTCCTTCCCTATCATCTCTATATAAATTGTAAATGCCTCCTGTACCTTTGATTTCATCCTTCAACACTACTTTATCCTCCCATAGGTTCTCTCTAATCTTAATTGAGCCTTTGATAATAGGGTTATCTGCTGCTTGTCTTATTATTTCCGACAAATTATAATGCCCTACCCTATTCTTTTCCCTCCATTTTCTTTTTAATGGCTGTGATTGAGTTTTTCCAATTGGTGGTATTTGTGCTGAATCTCCAATAAAAATCAATTTCATACCCATAGCTACATAGGGTTGGATATAATCCATTAACTCATCATTCAATTGACTTACCTCATCCAATACCAGTACGTCAATAGTCTCAATTCTAGAAGGTGTATCGAAATCCCTAGAAAATTCTTCTTCTCCTGTTTTAAAATTAATTTTGTGTTTTAGCCCTAACAGGCTGTGAATAGTAGAGTAACTTAAGTTCCCATGCTCATACTCTGCCATAGACCTTAGAACCTTGACCGCTTTATTAGTGGGAGCAGTCATAGCTATCCTTATTTGACCTATAGGCTTGTTGTAAAGTACCCACTCAATTAAAGTGGAGATTAGAGTACTTTTTCCTGTACCAGCATACCCCGTCAATAAAAACATCATTAGGCTATTATCTTCCAACTTTAGATAATCTAACATTTCTGTAAATCCTTCATTTTGCCCACTAGTCAAAAAGGTTAAGTCTGGATTTTTAAGAGGTCTTTTCTTTATCTCTGCTACCTCTAATAAATTAGGCAGGGTAAATATTACCTGCCTTATATCGCTCGCTACTTTCATTTTTTCAGTTTATGTTATTTATAAAATTGATTCAATCCTTCCTTTGATAACTCATCGGCTAAAGTGTTCTGCTCTCTCGGTATCCATCTAACCTCTACATTTAGATACTTAGCAATTTTCCAAGCCTCATTATAATAATCAATAAATTTATAGCTGGTATCGTATATACCATTAAATTGTTTTACTACTAATTGGGAATCTCCTAACAAGATACCATTTTTAACCTGTAATTCTTTTAGGACTGTTAGCCCCTCAATTAATGCTAACCATTCTGCTATATTCGATGTACCTTGAAAATTAAAATAATTGGCAGACTCGCAAAGTATTTCATCATCTTCGTATGCTACAACCCCTATACCCATTATCTTATCTCCCCTATTGTTACAAGCACCATCGAAATTAATGGTCACAATTTTGTCAAAGTCCATACATCGTTATTAACAGTTACTATATACCCTGCTCTAGCTGCAATACCTTTAAATTGGATAGTACTAATTCTTTCGTCTGGGGTTAACATGCCTTGAGATTTCAATAGCATTTTTTTTATTTTTATAATTATAAAGCTATAGGTTTAAAAATTAGGAGGTATAGTGTACTTACTATTCCCTCCTAAAGTTAATATACTGACTAACAATTTATACTGCTACGCTCATTACTGCTCTCCTGCCTGAGTTACTAGGCACATAGGTTTTAGTAAGTTTAGTCATTACTACAAATCTATCTCTACCAATCTTAACATAATCTAATAAACCTTTATCCATTGCATAACCTATAGCTTGGTTGCTAACACCTAGCTTAAACTTTTTTATATACTGAGATACGGTATAGATACGTATCTTGAATATTTGACTATGCTTGATCGGTTGATGTAAATTAGGGTTATCCCATTTTCCTAATTTCCCCTTCTTTTGTGTTGTTACTAGTTTTTTCATACGGTAAAAGTACGATTAATTTTGCAGTTATAAAAGGAAATTCTTTATTTTTATCCAATCTAACTTAATAACATCCTCAGATTTAAAAATCATTATCCCATTACCCATGTAAAAATTTAACTTCTTGTTCATCATCCTCATATATACTCCCAAATTAGATTTTACTACAAAGTACCAAGTATTAGCTTTCATACCATTTTCTCTAACAAATAAGCAGGGTTCTCTATCTGCCCTTTTACCATCTGCTAAAGCTTGCTCCCAAAAGCGGTAAATCTTAGAATCATTTCTAAGCCTCTTAGATATTTTAGGGATAGATAAGCTCTTGTAAGCCTTTGTTTCTATAGAAATGGGGAAATTGTCCTCAGAACAAAATAAATCTCCTGTAATGCCTCTAGTGTCCTTCCAGCGTAATCCTCCGCTTTGTGGTACTCTTTGAAATTCATAACTTGTCCAAGATGCCCACCATTTAGCCGCTTGTACTTCATTGTTATTCCCCTTCTTTTTAGAATTGATGGACTTCTTCCTTGGTTTAGTACCAAAGATGTCATGTTCAAGCATTAGATTAATTTTTGATAAATAAACTTAGCCCCTTTTTTTTCTATCAATTCTGTTAATAAATCATGTAATTGATTTCCCCATAATCCTTCCGAATCATCTACTTTAATATATTCATAATAGATTAAATCTTCATAATGCTTTTCTTGCTCTTCTAGCCTCTCATTTAACTGCTTTAACTCCTCTCCTAACTCCTTTAGTTTTAATTCTAAGCTATCTACATTATTTTTTATACCCTGCATTAGTTTTAATTTATTATAGTGTTATTGTTACCATCCAAAGATACTTCAATTATATTAGCATTCAAAATATCCAAATACTCTCTATGAGTGATAACATAAACTGACTGCTTATTTTTCATAGCTACCAGTTCAAAAATAAGTTCTATACCCTCTGCATCCAAATCAGTAAAACATTCATCTAAGATTAAAATATTAACATTAGATGTTTGAGAAATCAAATCATGTATAGCAAAGGCAATAACTATATCAATTCGTTGCTTTTGACCGCCTGAGAGCTCATTGTAATCAACGATAATATTGTTTTTAGTGATTGACGTGGTAAATGGTTTGGAATCCTTAGAAAAGTCGATACCAAAGGTCACATTGAATCCCAACACTACTGCATAATTAGAAATGTAAGAATTTAACTTACCTAACATGGATTGAAAAACAAAAGACTTTAAACCAGATGAGCCAAAACCCTTTTTAATCCACCAACCAATTTTCTTATGCTTGGAACAATGCTGGCTATGCTCTAATTGATAAGTTTCTAACTTATCCTTGATGGTGGATAACTCTACAGTTAAGGGTGCAATATCAATACCTTTAAATTTTCTGGTTTCTAACTCGAATAAATCATCTTTATTCAATTCAACATTCAATTTTAAATTAGCTATATCACTAGTCTTATTATGAATCTTGTAATCTAAATCACTATGCCTCTTTTTTAGATTTTCTATTTCGTTAATATCTGTATTAATGGATTTAATTTCGGTTTCAAAATTACTCCTCTTTTGTATATAGTTAGGTAATATTTTTTTACAAGATTCAATCATATTCCTAACAATCTCTTGTGCTTGCTCCTCCAATTTAATTTTCTTTATAGCCTCCTTTTTGATACTTGTAATATCCTCCTTTTTGAGTGGTTGACCACAAGCACCGCATTTATGATCAGAATCTAATACTTTTTGATGTTTGGCTATATTCCTATTTGATGTATCAATAGTATTTTCACCATTCCTAATATCTGAGGTTACTTGGTTTATTTCTTTTGAAACCTCTCTATATAACTTATCTTGTTTTGCTCTAGCCTTGGTCAAATTAGAATAATCTTGAAGCTCTGGTAACTGTGATAGCTGTACATTTAGTACAGTCAGTTCTTTAGAACAAGTATCCCATTTCTGTTGGTTTAAAGTAAGTTTAGCTTGTATCTTTTCTCTCCTCTCACTCAAATCTAATAGGAATCTATCTTCTGCCTCCTTTGAATCTTCAATACGTTGTAATATCATTTTTCTCTTGTGCTCCAATTTCTCACATTTCCTATCTATTAAATCAATCTCCTCAAATAGCTCGCTTTGAACTAATACCGCTTTCTCTTTGGCTTGTCCTACAAACTCTAGTTCAAAGATACCTTCAAAAAATACTCTCTTCTCTGCATCCTTTAGAGAGGTAAAGCGGTTTAGCCTTTGACCAAACAAAACAGAATTTAGGAAAATACTCTTATCAAAACCTAACAATGTATTTATATAAATCTGAATGTCTTTTTTGTATTTTTCTCCTACATCTGTAAAACCTGCATCCGTATGTTTTAGTACTACTACCTCACTACCATATTTAATGCCCTTAGTCTTACCCTTAAATTTATAATGTCTAGCAATCATGTAGGTAGTTCCATCTATGCTCAATATTAAAACTACTCTAGTACCCCTGTAATTTTCTGTTCTATTATCTGCCCAAGTAGGAATTTTACTAAGGTTTACATTTTTCAAAGTATCCTTAAACAAGCACCAATATAAAGCATTAAAAATAGTAGTTTTACCTGCTCCATTGTGCCCCTTTATAATATGCAAACCATTAGTAAAATCGAATCGGGTCTGGTTACATATTGAACCAAACCCCTCGACTGTAATACTTACAAATTTAATCATTTATCTCTCCCTCTACTAAATCATTCATTAATTCAGCTAGGTTAATATCCCCTGCTTGGTATTCCCAAATTCGCTTAAGGAAATATTTAGACCACTCATCAATCTTAGTACCTGCTTGTTCTTCTTCTACTACTTTGCTCCATACCCACTCTAATGATTTTTCATCTACAGTAGGTTTAGCCTTTTCCTTTTTCGGTTCAATGTGTTTCTTGGTAACCTTATCTTTACCTGTAGTTTCTAACGTATGCTTTAAAGTATACTCCACCTCCTCTGGTGTACCTCCGTTCTTTAGCATGTCTAATACTGTAGTAGCTGCTACCTTACCATCTATCACCATTTGCTGGGTACTATCAGAAGCAGTTAATAAAATACTACAGTTTACAATGTGAGTATGGCTCTTACCCACCCTTCTAGCAATATCGGCATCCAACGTACCTAACTCTGATAATTTTTGGTAGACATAAGCCTCTTCCAATATAGTTAAATTCTTACCGCTATTGGTAGTAATCATATCAAAGTAGCGGTCGGAATCTTCATACTTCCTAGGCTCTGGTAATACAGGTAATCTTACATCTGTATGCCCTCTAGAATGCAATAGTTGTACCGCTTTTAATCTCCGATGACCTTGATTTAATAACCAATAATTATCTTTAGCTATCCACATAGCTATTAGAGGTACTTTTACACCATTTTCTAAGATGGATTGTGCTAACTCCTCTATATTCCCATAATCAATTCTAATATTGAATCCTTCCCTAATCTTGATGTTTTCAGGTAATACTTTGTAGCTGTCTTTTCTTGTGCCTTTTTCAGTAGACATATTTTTCAGTTTAAAAGTTATGAAATAAATTTAAGTCCAATTTCTAATAGTTCTTTATCTTGTCCATCAACTGCTGTCCAATAATTTTTTACTAGCTCCTGCTTAGTTAGATTTACTTGGAAATCTGCTATATCTCCCTTATCTCCTAAATCTAACTTACTAGTAATCTTAGGAATAATTTTTATATAGTTTTTAGAGTGGGTCGGCTGCTCTCCTTCTAATACCTTTTCAAATCTTGGGTAATTCAAAGGTATAAATTCATAACCAACAGAACTACCAAAATCATCCTCAATATCAAGAAGTATAAAACCTGCATCTTGGTTATCCCCAAAGTTTTGAGGCAGTAAGTTACCAACTAAATGAAATTTATCGTTTAACTTCCTCTTTATATGAATATGCCCACATAATATTAAATCAAATTTATCAAATATTTTAGAATTAGGGTCACAATCAAAAGGAATATCAAAATCAATTAATCCGCTAGGTGTCTGGTGGATTAGTAAGATATTGAAATCAGTATCATTTGTACTTTCTGACAAATGTTCTACCGCATCTGTAAAATGTTCTGGGTAGTCTAAATAAGGTATTCCAAAACATACTATATTGTTAGCTCCCTCTAATACTACTGCCTTACCATCCAGCAAGGTAAAATAAGATATAGAGTGATATAGATGGACTAAAGCACTTTGTCCTGTATACTCACCATTATCATATAGGCTCTTAGTAGCAAAATCATGATTCCCACTAATCGCTATAAACTCAATACCCCTATGCTCCCAGTATTTAAATAAATGTGTAATCTTGTTTACTGCTACTGTAGGCAATAATTTTTGATTGTGGAATAAGTCACCACAAAAAAGGATTGACTTAATATTATTCTTTTCACAATAGAAGAAAACTTCATTAATAGCGGAGATGCTATTATCTAATCTCGAATCGTCAATATTGAATTGCTTGTAGTTGTGTACGTGTGGGTCGGTGAATACTGCTATTTTCATATCTTGATAATTTTAAAAATATAACCACTAAATATAGCTTTGATATTAGACTCACTAAGCCTTTTTGGTTTATCGAAAGTAATTATAGTTTTACCATCGAATTTATAAGGTATATCTAAAGCATGGAGTATTGCGTATATTTTATTTAGATGATACTCATTAGGAGCATTTATACTAACTTTCTGCATAATTCTAATCGTCTAAAAATTCAGTTATGAAATTATGTTTTCTAGGTTCTGGAATGTAACACCCTACTTTTGCCCACTTATTGAGAACGTGTTCTAAAAAGTCCGTTCCCTCTAAAGTATTCATTTGTGATAAGGTTTTACCTTCCATTACTAGTATATCCACCCTCTTTCCTTTGGTTGGGTCTAGTATGGATTTAATAACAGGTTTCGTACCATAACTTATTAAATCCATAGCATAAACCTCATCCTTTGTAATACGCTCTCCTTGATTGTTCTTATACCAACTCATTACCGTTATACAACAAACTCCAAAATAAAACCTACGCTGCGCATCTGATAATTTATATCTGATAGGTTTCAAAATGGCTTGTATATTTCCCTCATCATCTTTCATCTTATTGATATACCTACTAAGTACTTTACTTTTAGCAGGAAGTAAAGCAAGTGTTTCAGATTGTTCTAACAATTTAAATAAATTCTTTTGTCCTGTTATGCCTAGCGTACCTTTTTCTAAAAGTACCTTACAAGCTACAAAAGTTTCATTAGTTGTTAATCTTAACACCTGCTTTAATTGAACAGGTAGGATTATTTCTTTCTCCATACCTGATGCCATAATCTAATCGTCTAAGTTTTCAACATCATCCATCAAATTCCTAGTTTTACCCTTAGTGTCTGGCAGAGTTTTACCCTCCAAAACTTTCTTAACTCTCCTAGTAGTTTTTCTCTTCTTAACTGGTGGTGTATCCTCCTCCTCTTTCTCCTCCTCTTCTCCCTCTGGTGCAGCCGCTTCGATTATTGCCGCCAATCTATCCAAGTACTCTTTTTTAGTACTTCCGTCATCGTCAATAATATCCTCTTCATCAAAGAAGTTAGCTACAATAGATTCTAAGTGAGCATCACTTTTCATCTGAGCATAAATAAATCTTAATACATTCGGTGGCTTCTCGTAGTACTTCTCGAATTCTTCTCCACTAGTGTCAAAAGGTTCGATGTCGTTAGTAACCAATAATTTCTTTTTCCCTTTCGGTGTCAAGATTACTGGATACCCACGTTCTCTACTCATAATAGAATCATCATTTCCACATTTTCTCCGCATTTTAGGATTGGAAACAATCAATAAAATAGCCTGTAAAGTGTCTGGTTTCAATTCTAAAATGATAGGCTCATTAACGGTGTAGGTGTCACCATCCGCTTTTAATAACAAAGCAGGTAGCAAGTAGGTGACTTGCGGTCGTCTAGAGAATACTTTCCAGTTGTCCATCAATTTGTCTACATCTGGGTCATTCAAATTACCGAAGTCTGCAATAGTTTCGGCGATAATACAACTATCTCCAAAACTTGCCTTACTAGTACAGTACTTCCCTCCAATTTTGTAAGTCATTTTCTTTTGGAAGAAAGACCCATTCATACCATCGGTAGGAGGTAACAATTTTATTGCTACTTCTTCCCCTGCTTTTAGGATTGCCCACTCAGCAATAATACTACCCGATGCTCCCTTAGCATCTTTTTCTACTTCTTTACTTAATTTTTCTAAAGCATTCCAATCTAAACCCATAATAATACAGTTTTTACAGTTAAAAAATAATACAGTTAAAAAATATTTTGATACTTATAATCTTTTGGTAATTCTTGTAAATCCTTCCACGTGGTAGTGGTTGTTTCGATGTCCACTTTCAATTTTACCCCCCTCTTTTTATCTGTAGAGTCAAAAGTTACTCCAAAATATTCCTCTATAGGCAAATTTTCAGATAAGTATTTTATTTTACCTATCTCCTCATCCAAATATTCATTTTTGATATAATAGTTATTACTATCGTGTACGCTCAATATAAAGCGTGTGGAAGGATTTAAATATTTTTGTATCTGTAAGGCAGCAAAAGTATTTATTTGCCCTCCTGAGCCTTGTATAGGGGCATTAATAGCCAATCTCTCCGCACTACCCACCTTAAATTTCTCCCAACTATCAATATCTTCCAAATGTATCTTACTACCGAACCTAGTACGCACATATTTAAATTGATTAGCCTTAGCTAAATATAAATCGTGGTAACTTAATATTTCGGGTCGTTTATCGAAGTAAATTTCCCTTAACTCCTCACAATAGGCTAAAGTAAACTCCAAACCATAATTATTTTTAGCATACTCTTGGAAACCTTTGGGAGATTGTCCATAATTCCATCCGAAATTTACCGCCTTGGCTTGGAATCTAGCTAACTTTCTTTTCTTCTTATCCCATGTGAAAAACTCTTCTAAACTTATACCTGCTACATCTGCTGCTGTGAGTGAATGTAAATCAATATCCTTATCATAAGCATCTAGCATGTATTTACATTGGGAATACCAAGCTATCAATCTTAATTCTAATTGGGAATAGTCACATTGTACCCATGTATAACCTTTAGGTACTGCAAATATCTTTTTTACGTGAGTGGCAGCACTCTTGGCTATAGGGTTCTTAATTCGGTCGGGTTGCGTTATATTTTGCACATTTGGATTCACACAGTTATGATTCACAAAACCGTTACCTACGTAAGAATGGTCAACATCAACTGTTATATCGCAAACTTGTTTTATTTGGGTTGGAGTAATCCGTTTGATACTAAGTTCTTTAAACATAATTTAACTTTTTTTACTATTGTTGGATATTTCTCTTTTTCAGAAAATAATCTTACTAAATAAAATCCTTCATTTTTTGCTAAAGTCGTTTTGTATTTATCATTAGCTAATTGGTTTGGTGTATTGTGATAGTATCTTGAATCTACCTCAATTAGAATATTATAGCCTATTAACCTTATATCGTAAAATTTACCCTTTAATTCATACTCAAATTCTAAATCATAACCTAAGTCCTTAAAAGCATTACCTACATTATGATTTAATATACTCCCTGCTTGCATTAATTTGGTAAACGGTATATTATTATCTCTAGCGTAACTTCTATTATTCTTCTTAATCTTCTTCATTATAATTCTCAAATCTTCTAAAGAATCATTTATAAGAAAACAGTAATCCTCTATACTTTGTACGTCTCTAGTAGTTTGTTTAAATTCATGTAGTAAGTTCGTACCGAAAAACTCATCTAGTTTTTGTAAATCTAATAATTCAGACCGTCCTAAGAAATAAGGTAAATTTTTAGTGTCTATAACATCTAATTTATAATAATCAATATTCTTTCTAACTGTCTGCGGAGCGCACACTAACTTTTTAGCTACCCACTCAACTGACCTATTATTTTCGATTAAATAGTAAATTAATTTCTCCTTATCTAATAGTTTTCTAGGTTTTCCTGTATTAACCGCATTACTATTCCTTCTTTTTTGGGATTTTGATATTTTTCTTCCTGCAAATACTACCCTCTCTTCTCTTGTATAATGATACCAATAACTATTATTAAAGGTGCGATTAGAAACTTTTAATTTTAATCTAAAATCCTCTCTAGTGTAATCTGACTCTAGGAAATAATAATCGAATACCTCCTTAGTTATGATAGATATAAATCTCTTAGGATCCCCATCTACACCGAATTTTTTAAATGTCGTTAATTTCATATTTTATCTTTATGGTACGTTTTGAACGCAAAGATAAAATACTTTTCAGAGTTAACCATCCCTCGTTAGTTAAAAATCTATGTTCCTCAGTACATTCTATTGTAGCATCATTCTCTAACTCTACCTCATACATCTGCTCGTACCCCTTATTTATACCGTGAGTTATTTTTTGATATTCCCCCGTATGAGTTAAAACATTGATTTCATTATCTAATTCTACTATCCCATAATCATCTGGTATTAAATCACCAATGGCAATTAGACCTATATCAGTTTTCAATAAAGTGTCTTTAGTTACACAAGATAACCTACCTGTGCTTGTACCATGAAGTAAAAAAGATGGATGTACTTTATTATCTTTATCTAAAACTTTATGGATGCCTCTTAAGTAGGTGGACTGAGTTTTCCTTAGTGACCTTAATAATAAAAGACTCCCTACAAACTCCTCTATTTCTACCCCTTCAAAATCTTTTAGTATCGCTACACCTGTACCTCCCTCCTTACCTGTTTTCCAGTCAATTGGTTTTTTCATACCAAACCCCTGCTTGTCATAAAGTAAGCCCCCTAATTGGGTATGTGAGCCGAAATTTAAAGGCTCAATAGGTTCTATTAATCCTGCTCTAATGTCCGCTATCTGCTTCAAGTATTTATTCATCCTTACTGAACCTTCAATACGCTTACATAATTTTTCTTCTAGTTTGGATAATTTAGCCTTACGTTTATCCTCTAAAACATCATCGTCAATACCTTTATTAAATTGAGATTCGTACCAATCTTGTATCTTACCCTTTTCTTCCGCTCGCATCTTATCTGTACTTTCCACCCATTTAAGCTCCGCTACTTTGTATTTACTCTCCAACGATTTTATAAATGCCTCCTGCTCTTTTTCTGCCCTATGTAAGTCATATTTATACACAGTAGGAATTTCTCTTAAGATACCTTCTTGTGTAGATATTAATTTATCTACTTCTATAATCGCATTATCTAAATAATCCACATCAATATCAATACCTCCATTGTGGGCTGTCCAATAAGTATGCAACGCTGGCATAAGAAGGTTACGGAAAATAGCGTATAGCCTAGGTTGCTGTAGTAACTCATTTTCAAATTGTACCGCCAATCTTAACGTAAGGTCGGAATCAATACCACAATAATTTATTAATACATCATAAGGCAAATTATCCCAATTATGCTTATTTACTTCCACATCATAACCATCGTATTCTGGAAAATAAGTAGGAATAATCATCTTCAAACCATGAGGCTTATCATTGTACAATAGGTAGTGCTGTAACATGGTATCCATAATCCTACCCTTAAAAGATTTTACTCCTACTGTAGCCCAACAATCTTTTTCGTATTGGATATTATGAGCTATCTTAATTACATTTGGGTCTTGGAGTAATTCTTTATTGATTACTTCTAAATACTCTTTGTAATTTTCTAATATTGGGGAATCTTTATGGTGGAGAGGTATTACCCAACTACTTCCATGCTGGAATGATAAACTAAAACAGGTTAATTTAAAATCATCTGCAAAGGTATTGAGTCCTGTAGTTTCAAAATCATGTGACATCCACCCACTAAGTTTAGTATAAGCTATTAGCTGGTTTAGTAGCTCTGGTGTATCTACTACTTGTATTTTGGTCTGCTCATAAATTACCTTGGTATCGGTCGCTAAATTGTAGGCAGTATAAATATCTTTTGCCCACTTCTTCAATGCCCCTTTATTATAAGAAATATACTTAGGGGAATAGATAGGGATAATAGTAAATTCTAACTTAGTGATATTATCAATCTGATGGTATTTCTTACCTACTACTTTATTGAAGGTAGCCCCTTTTAAATCTTGCTCTTCCAACAGGGCTAAAGTAGCAGTTTTTCCTAAGGTTAAAATTACTTTAGGTTTTATTAAATTTATCTCCTCCGCTAAATAATCATTACAAGCTTTTATTTGGGTATCTGTAATAATGTCAGAATCATAACATTTAACAGCATGAGTAAAATAAATCTTGTCAAAATCTACTTTTAATACCTGTTTTAATACTGATTTCAATACTTCATATTTACCACTCATAAAGGAAAGTCCATTATCTGATTCCTTAGATGGAGAATCACCTAAAATCATCAATACTTCTGACTCTTTAAATGGAGGTATTTGGCAAACTACATTACATTTTTGATAGCGAGTACAAAACGTACAATCCTTATTCTTCATTTTTACAGTTTTACAATTAATTCATTTATAACCTTAAATTCATTAGTAGTATAAAAATTCTTTTTGATATAAGCATTCGCTAGACGCTTATTCTTAGATTTACTTTTAGCTAAAATTAACTGTAACAAATCACTTTGGGAATATTGCCCAGAATGTTTAACCAACAAACTTTTAATTTTTGCTAGGGGTATAGAGTCAAAACATTCAAGGTCAATAAACTTTTTTTGAGATTCTTTTTTACTTATGACTTTCTTTATATTGTTTTGGAAATGTACACCGCATAATATCCTATCAGCACAACTACTACAAGTAGTATTTTTCATATTCCACATCTTACCGAAACAACTACCATCGTCTTTATAATCAGTTACAGGTACTAACAAATCTACATTAGTTTTACTTTCTCGTTTTTTTCTGCTCATTATTAGATTTTTATTTGTTGATGTAAAGATAGGGATATTTTATAGTTATAAAAAGTTTTTTCATAGTTAATTTCCGCTTTTAGGTACTTATTTTGTGAGATAACTTTTGTACCTCACCATCCAAATTTAAAACACTTAAATTTTCTAAGTCTACAATTAGTATTAAACCTGCCTTACAATCCTTATAATGATTAAAGGTTAATCCATTGGTGGTGTAGCGGTGGAGCTTTTCAATTATAATATAGGCTCTTTTCTGCTTGTGCTCCATCTCCTTATAATACTCCTCATCATGCTCTAATACGTACTCTCTTATCTTATCTTCACATTTCAAACCTACTATATCCCAAGATTCTATTTTTAGGTGTACGTCTCTAGTAACCAATAGCATATTATTTGGGTCGCAAGCTAAATCTTCTCTTCTACGTATGGATAAGGTGTGACTAACTTCTAACTTCTCATTTGTAACTCCTGTACCTTCACAACCAAACTCAGTTCTTTCTAATCTTACTTGTCTTTTTACTTCATTCATCTTCTTATCCCTAACTGCTACCTTATTAGATTTTTTTCTGATAGGTTTAGGCTTCTTCTTTTCCGACTTCTTAGGTTTAGGGTACATCATTTTGTAGGTGTGAAGTGAGCATTACACTCATAATGAAAATTAATATCAAAGCCTTGTTTTTTTAAGGCTTTAATCCTTATTCTAGAATGTTTTGCTAAAACATCGTAACCATCGAAAAAATCATTAAATACTACATGGTCATTTTCTCCATCCTCTCTAGCACTCCTGCCATACCATTGCTTAATTGCTACTACGTCCTTACCTCCTGCCAAAAACCATATTTTTCTTATCCTTGGCACATTGGCAGATTCTTGAAGTACTGAGGTGGATACAATTACAGGAAATTTCTTGTCTTTAAAATCCTGTATCTTTTCAAACCTCTGCTTATCACTACCATGAATAAATTCTACGTTCTCTGCTCCCAACACTTGACAAATAGCATCATAATATAACTGTCCATGCTCTAGAAATTTTACTACAACTACTACACCATCTGAGTCTTTTTTCAAATCTTCTATTACTGTAACCATCCTAGGATCAGAATAAACTAGGTTACTCTTATAATTAGAGTGGTATTCTTGCGCAAATACATGACTATCATTCAAATAAATGTTAACAATTGGAGGTAGGGATACTCCTTTATCAATTAATTCCTTGTTTTCAATTGTAGCTAATTTTGTACCTGACTGAGCCACTAGCATAAGTTTCTTATACTTACTCTTTATATCCATAGAAGTACCTGACATAAAAATTCTCATACCTGCATTAATTTTCCTCAAAACTTTTATGTAGGTATCGGATGCTCCTCTATGAGCTTCATCTACAATAACTACTGTTTTCTTATTCATATACTTTAGGAAATTAGCTTTGGGTAGGTGTCCTTTAATAGTACCAATCATAGCTAAAGTAAATTCACTAGTAGGCTGGTAATTCTCTTTACCTGTCTTACCACATTCCCTAGCTAAAGCGGTGGAGCAGATTATCCCAACATCATACAATTGATTAAAAAAATGGTAAGTACCTGTAAAATTTACTTGCCTATCTACTAAATACAAGCAGTTGAACTCCTCTAAATTATTTAACAATCCTGCTATAATAGAGGTCTTACCTGCATTTGTGGCTGCATCTAGTATACCTCTAGGAAAATATAATTTTACACCTTCCACATCAATAAAATTATTTACTGCTTGTACTGCCTCTAATTGGTAGTCTCTCAATTCCCAACCCTCATCGTTACCTATACCTAAAACAGGCTCTTTTACAAATGTCGGTAAATTAATTCGCTCATCCCCTATTGTTATGGAGCATCCTAGACTTTTTGCTAAATTTAGCACATTGGGTACGAAACCTGTAGCGAACTCCCATTTAGAAGTTACCAAACTAGTATAACCATCCCATCTATGCTCCCTATAAGCTTGTGACCTATCATACCCATCTCTTCTAACTCTTAGATATTTTTTCAATTCCTTATCCAACTTTAATACTAGGTCATTACCTCCTAGTATTGCCCTACTTTTTACATTTCCAATTACTAATTTCATTCGTATGGTGAACTTTCCAATAAATCATTAGACTTATCGGAGGTTAAATTTTCACTACTCATATAAGATATATACCTCTCTTTAGATTTACCGCCATATAATTGACTAGGCTCTGGTACTACATCTAAAAAGGAAAGTCCATCAAATTGAGCATTTATCCAATCTCTATATAATGCTTTATTATCGTCTGCCTCCTGTTTGCCATAGAGGAAATCTATTTTCCTTTCCCAATCACTTTCTTCTATACTGTATTCTACTCCTATCCTGCTTATTAAAATCTCCCTATAAAAATTATAGAAATCAATAGTACTTATTTTATCGGTATCCTTATCTAATTCTTGCTTGTATTTATATATGGAAAATATCTTATCATTATAGTACTGGAATTTATTTAATCCATATTTTTTACCCATTAGACCGATACCTATTCTTAGATATTCAGTAAAACCATCCATTTGAGTCATTCTAAAATTCATACAAAATGCTTGTGCTAATGGTAGGATGGAATCCAATTGCTTGTACTGAGCAGTACCTTTTGTAACAACCTTTACATAATTTATACCTGTAATCTTAGCTCTTACTGAGGTTAAACATTGATTCAATTGGTTGATAGCTTTTGTATTAGATTCGATACTTATCTCCTTAGAGATTAAAGCAAGTTTAGCTTTACCGCCTCCTACCGCTATCCTATCTACAATATTAAATTTACCGCATTCCTTAAACAATTTCCTAGCTATTGTAGCAGTTAGTCCATAATCCTTACAAACTTTTAAAAAATCACTATGGGTTATCTTTATTGTTGGATTTCTTTGCATAGATTTTATTTTTTCGGTGCTCAATTATCACATCTAAATGCTGCTTCGTCTTTGGTTTCCTGCAAAGTTCAACAGGTTTGGGTGCGAAGGGAAATTGCCCTTCTTGGTCAAATGTATAATGTATAGTATGTCCTAACTTACATTTATAACTTTTACCACTCTCAGAAATTGCTAGACCTACACAACCTGCACATTTAGTATATTGGGTTTTCATTCTTAACCTAGGTACTTTCATATCATTAATATTTGCATAGCACTAGAAAAAGTGAGATAGGGAGTCTGGTGTTTTAAATAATCAATATAATGTTTACCTAACTCATTTATATCCTTTCCCTCTCTTTTTGTAATGTTAAGGTTTACTACCTTAACATTTTTGTGCTCAATTAAAAAATCTAAAACATATTGTATCGTTTTTTGGTAAAAGGTTTCTCCTTTACCATCTACTCCGCTATCTGGAATAAATACATAATTATCACATCTAGCATTTATAAGTTTATTAGTTTGGGTATCACTAAAAATTGAGCCTTGAACAGATATACCAGTATTACCCATCGTCATAGCATCTGCCCAACCCTCTACTATATCTACCTCCTTACAGATACTTAAGGCATCCTCATTAAAAAATATATCTTTTCTGGATACTTCGAACATTTCTGCTGGTGGATTTTTATACCTCAGAAAATTCCCTATAAAATCCCTTCCTATGTAGTATTGTAGTATCCCTTTTATCTTAAAAGGAATTATGATATAACCAAAGTAATCTAGGGGCTCATCATTCGTATCATGCTCATCTGAATAACCAAAACCCATTTTACTAAGGTGCTCAATATTAAAACCTCTTTTTCTGAGGTACTTTCGAGCTTTATTTCCTAATAAAGAATCTCCATCCAAAATATTCTTAAAACCTACTGGTAAAGTTATTTTACTGTATGGCTGTACCTCTTCCGAAGCCTCTAATTTAAACTTGTGCTGGGTATACCCTGTCAAAAAATTATGTACTGATTTATAATCAAGGCTCTCCAAATCTAGTACGAACCCAAGAACAGTAGCAGAGTAATTACATGACCAACACTTTACCCTATTCCAATCAAATCTAACTGCACATTTCTTCTTTAGGCGGTTTCGGTCGCAAAAAGGACAAGAAAAAATCCACCAATTTTTACTAGATTTTTTTATTTGGTGTGTTTCTTGAAAATAGGAGTATAAGTTTGAAATATCACTCATCGTACATTTTTCAGTTTTAAAAGTTTTTGTAAAGATACAATATTTTTTACAGTTATAAAGATATTTATTCGTCTTTAACATTTTTAATATCCACTTTAGGGCGTTGCCCCCTAATTGCTCTGACTTCCTCAATAGTCATAGGCTCAATGTAACTATGCTCCTTATTTATCCTAACAGTACATGCTCCTCTTGACGAGCCTTGACGTTGTGCAATTGGTTCTAATCTTAAGATGCCTAGCTTTTCTTCATTAGCATAAATAATCTCCTTGGTTTTCTTGTTCCTAATCTCATGCTTGGTTTGGCAGATACCAAATACCCTGTGAGCATTTTTTGTCTTAGCAAAATCCTCATCTAAATCCGTATTATCATAGGAAGGTTTACCTATAGCACTTCTAACTATTTGCGATAAACCAACACTAAAACAACCCTTTGAATCATTTAAAGCTACGATGTCCATATAAACATGCTGGATGTTAATACGCTTTTCTCTCCGCTTGTACTTATCATTCGCTACAAACCAGTCAGGGTAATCCCATATTATTACATCTGGAATCCATCCAAATTTATCTTCTAAGATGTCTAGGTCATTTTCTACATCTCTAGCACTTGCTGTACCTGCTGGATAAAATTCTATTACCATGTCTCCTCCCAATAATTTGTAAGTCTCTACCAGTTGTTTATATAACTTTTTATTTTCTTCTGTAGTTATCTCTGACTCCTTACAATCTAACATTGATTGTTTTACTCTGGATTTCCATTGGTACTTGCCATTCTCTGCATCCGCTACGAACACTTTTAAGCCGCTTAGAACAAAGTTTTTAGCAAGGTTAACCACTACTGCGGTTTTCCCAATTTTCTGCTCCCCTGCAAAGATTATAAGCTCTGGCGATGCCCACCCTTTACCACCTGACAACATATTCAGCTTCGGTAAGAATGTACGATGGTAAATAGTATCATTTCTTTTTTCTGGCTTATCTGCATCCGCTAAAAGAAACCCTGTACCAATTACCTGCTTGTTGGTGTTTTTTGGTAAATCTACTATCTTTAGCATTTTATCTGAGATAGTTTCAAATAAACCCATGTCTGCATCCTTCAATTCCTTAGCGTGTTCTGTAAAGAGTTTCTTAGTCATCTTATACTGAGCATATTTAATTAGGTCTGCCTCAATCTTTTCTACATTAGCTGCTAATTCCTTATCATAAACACTATTGACCGATATTTTTAAAGTCCTTACAACTGCACTTTTTAAATCTTTCTTCTTACCGAACTCCTGTAAATGTTGTAACATGTCTACTTTGGTAGGTAACCTTTCCCACTTCTCAAAGTATTCAAATAATAAATTGAAAATTACCTTCAATTCTTCAAAATCAAATAATGTATTATCTAATCTTGGCAAATGGATTTTTCCTTGCTTATCGGTGCAAAGAAATTTTAGTATCTCTAGTTGATATTCTTTAATCATTTGATAACAGTTTTAAATTTACTACCTATTGCCAATAGTCTTTTAGAAGTTATACCTATTAAATCTATAGGTTCTTTTTTAAACCTCATAGACTCATCATTTAAGTCTATACCGATATATTTCCTATATTCTAATTCCGCTGCCACAAGAAAACTACCACTACCACAAACATTGTCTAATACTACATCACCTTCGTTAGAATAAGTCTTTATTAGATACCTACCTAATTCTATAGGTTTTTGTGTACTATGATATACTTGTCCTTCGCTCTCTGCGGTTTTAAAATAGATAACATCCGTAGGGTATCTTAATCCATCACTTTTTACATGACTTTGTTTAAATACACCATAACTACCTGTCAATTGATTTTTTCTAACTCCTTTATCGTAAGCATCACCTAAAGACATTTTAGGATTATATGTAGGTTTTTTATTGTAAAAGATACAGACATCTTCATGCTTCCTTAGTGGTTGCTTCTTAGCATTCAGAAAATTAGTAGCTTTAGATTTAACCCAAGACAATTTATATTTAAACCACTTTTCATTACTTAATATAAGTTTAGCAGTAAAAATACCTTGTGAGGTTAACGCTATTACTCCATTAGGTTTTAAAATTCTTTTATATTCCACCCACAATAAATCTAATGGTATTATTGAATCCCATTTATTTTGAGTTGTTCCATAAGGTAAATCCGCTAGTATCATATCAATACTATTACTTTCGATAGTTTTTAGTTCTACTAGACAATCTCCTTCAATCAATAAATTCTCCATTTTTATTTTTATTATTATTTTATTTATTAAACAATAAATTCCCATACGTCCTTCCAAACGCAAGCAAATAATTTACAAAATTTGCAGATAAATAGTCCTCCTAGGAAAAAAGAAAGGCAGTAGGCAAAAAGGCTAAGGCTTTCTAAGGTTTGGAGGTTTTAGATAATACTGATGTAATTACTTTCATACTTTACTATGGAGTAATTAATACTATTTGTTTTAATATTGAGAGATTTCCTAGTAACATAGTGTTCGGAGTAGCATACTTGACTAGTTCTATGAATATGGAGTAAGACTGCCTGAGCCTGACTTAAGGAATCATAGAAGATAGGACGTAAAATACCATCTTTACATTTAGTACGAAAATAGGAAAAGTTAGGCAATATGGTTAAAAGTCCATATTTAGCCGCTAACTTAGCCCCTCTAGCAATAGTAGTGAGTGATTTATCTAAATCTAGTACTGATTTTACAAAACTGCTGGATACCTCTGCAAATGTTCGGAGACGGGTTTTATCAATATGTGGATAAGTTGTCTTAATCTTTAGGGTATCTAAAGGTTTTGTCTTTTGGTTTCTTTTGGAATATTTGATAGCTACCTTATGGCAATAAGTCCAATAAATAGCACGTAGGTATTTTAAACCGTCCTTTTGGATAAGTTGGTTAATATCTACATCGAATACATAATTTTTGAGTGGTTTATTAGTGATAGGATTAGTGATAACATTAGGTCTATTCCTCCAAGATGAAATATGATACCAGTTCTCAGTAGGATGCTTTACTACATCCATTTTAATCAGTTGTTTCAGTATACGCTGTATATTGTATTTGGAAGTACCTAAGATGCTTGCTAATTCTATAACTTGGTTGGTGTGGATATTCCCACTATATAAAGACTGAATCAAAACATATACTCTTAATGCCGAAAACTTGCCTTGGTTGGCGAAGTAGGTAAGGGTAACATTATTTATATGTGTGAATGATTTTATCAGAACAGTTATTTAAGGTTTTAAATAATAATTAGCCGTAAAGATAATATTTTTTAATTAAACGGGCAAATGTTTTTATAACTAATTAAAATATACTATCTTTGTACGGTCAGAAAAGTTATTTAATATATACCTGTAAAGTCGTAAGATTTTAGAGGTATTTTTTTTACTAATCTTTTTCGTCACTATTTTTACTTCTCCAAGATACTATATCTCTATGGCAATATTCATCAGGACTTAAATAAATAAGTATGGAATTTTTCATAATTGTAGTTCTGACTACAATTAAAGTATGATTTTGTAAAATTTCAAATAGCTGTTCAGTTTTATTATCAGACTCATTTAACCAACTATATAAATCTATATCATCCCAAACATCGGGTTTACAAGGTAGATTAAATAATGTATTATTTAGGTAGGCATTTAACATGTGATAACTTTCTTCATCACACCAACTATTTAAAGTAAATTTACACTTAATCATAACTATTTAATTTCTGTGATACTAAACTTGGTAACTCTATCCTTACTTAGCATCCGATTAATAAATTTTGTTTTCTCGCCCTCGTTATCAAACTTAAAATTCACTTCCACCATTATTAGGCTCTTTCCTGTGACTGTTTTAGCTGACAAAGGTATAAAGTCACCAATTACTTTTTTCTGCTCCTTAGGGCACTTGGATAGGGTATAAAAGGATTTTTTGATACTAACCCCTGTAAAATATCTAGACTTTAGTAAAGGAGGTAATTGATGTAAATAAAAATTCTCTTCATCCTCTTGTATGGAATTACTATACCTATGTTTTGGCTCGTCAAAATCGAAGAAATCGAATCCCTTTATAAAGCCTCTAAATTTAAGGTATTCTAAGAAATCCTGTTTTGTCTTAATCATTTTAAATTAGTTTTAATTTACTTCTTGTTTTAAATCTAGTAATTAGGTACATTATTACGAAATACTTCTACTACCTCTTCTTCCGTATACCCATAATCCTTACAAATAGCTAATGCTTCTGTAATATCATGGGAGTACCAAGACTCATAATTTGCTAAATGGTAACAGATGATACGCTCCTTAGAAAATGCTTTCTTCTCCTCCTCAATATGTTTATCAGTCAATTCGCTTAAAGCTTCGTAAAATGCTTTCTTTTGCCCTTTAGGACAAATACCTCCACCAAACATATTCACCCATTCTTTTACTTCTGGGTACTTAGCCTTACCTTTTGCAAATTGCTCAGGACTAAGGGCAAAAAATATTTTAAATTTGGCGAAAAGTTTAGAGGTATCAGCATCCTTCTTATTTTTGAAATCTCCTATTGTCTTATACATAATTATTTTACGTTTTAATATACAGTTAAAATTTCTTTTTTCTCTCCTTTAAATTGGGAATCTGCATAAGTACATCTTACTAACGTTGTTCCCACCTTACATAAAGGTTTCCAAATTTTCTCACTTGGAGTAAAGCATAAAGGTACTGCATGAAAGTAAGGTCTATTTCTTCCACAATGTTTACACTTACATTTTGCACCCTTTTCTAAATCAGTCGTTTTATACACTTGATAATAAATCATTTATCTAGATTTAAAATTTTAATTAATTGGTGGAGGTAGCAACTCTAATCATCCACTACCTCCCCAAAGGTTTCAAATACTTATCGGTTTGGAACAGCCTCTAGTTATTCATAAACCAACTTGATACTTTTTGGTCAAGTACCATGCGGTTTTCTTCCTTCATTTTCAATTCCTTGTAATTGTGGTTCAGTACGAAATTCATACCATTGTATAATAACCAATCATTGTTAGGAATATCATACCTACGCTGCTCATAAGAAGTACGCTCTAAAACCTCCTTTAAAAACGTTTTAGGGAACTTAGTAGCCTTGGAACAAATTTCAAATCGTTCTGTAAGGTTGTCAACCATTCGGTCATTTAAGACCTCATAAACCTTCTTATACTGTGGGAACTTGGTAAGTAAGGTTTCAACTGTAGAAGTCAAGTTCTCCATAATCCAATTAACATCCACTCCTCCCATGTGCTTACGCTTTAGATGAGTTACCTTACCATCCTCAGCCCATCCTACCATACCATTAGAGCAAATGAATCTGTAAACTCCTGCAACTAGTTGAAAATTCACACAACCAGTATAGGAGTGGCATAATCTCAATTTAGGGCAAAGTTGGTCAACACTACTACCAATCGTTTCCCCAATCAATTTGTAATCAATAAAAAATTCTGCAAAGTTCCTGTGAGTGTACTTAACCTCAAACTCGAAGTGTTTATCCAGTAGAGCCTCAAAAGGTTCTAAAATCGCTTGTAATGGAGTTAAGGCGTACTTATCAGAGCAAGCGTTAACAATTAAATCATGTCCATCTGGATGAGTGATTACATTCAACTTGGTACAATGGTCTAAACTCATTGCAGGTTGGTTAATCAATCTTTTCGTTTCCACCTGTCTTACTGGTACAAAAAGCTTTTGACGCTCATCAAATCTAATACTTGACGTTTGTTCGATAAAAGAGGTCGTTTCAATAATCTTCTTGGTAGGCTTACTAACTAAAGTAGTCATAATCAATATATTTATGAAGTTAAAAAATAAAATTTACAATTCTATAATGAAGGCAAAAGGCTTGACAGTTGAACCACTATCAAAAGCATCAATAAATCTTCTAGCTTCTGTAGGTAGTCTACCTAGTACTATTTTAGTGTGTCTAATTTCAGAGGTATAAAAATCTACGTAACCACGCCTAACAACGCAAATAAAACCCATTTCTTGAAAAGCTAACTTGATGGGGCAATTAGGTGTACCTACAATAGCATTACTAATATGCTTGGCGGTTACTTCTAATTTAAATTTGTTCAAACATTCCATAATTCAAATATTTTTTGTGATTAAATTTACATTTTTCCCTCATCAGCGAAGGAGTAATAATTATTCTCTCCAATAATCAAGGAGTCTAATAATGTGATACCTACTATATTTCCTGCCTCCTTTAATTTCTTAGTCATTTTTAAATCTTCTGGGGAAGGAAATAAATTTTTGGATGGATGGTTATGAGCAATACACATTGATGTAGCACCGACCTCGAAACCCTTCTTAAAAATCAATCTGTTGTCCACTATGGAACTAGCCATTCCACCCTGAGTATGTTTGTACACATTTAATAAATTATTAGCTCTGTTTAGGAAAATTACCCAAACTTCCTCATGTGCTAGGTCGTTCAATCTACTTGCTAGAATTTTGTAAAAGTCTCTGCTACAAGTCACTTTCATCTGATAATTATCTTCATGTGACATTCTTCTTCCTGCCTCTAAAGTTGTCAAAATTATGTGTGCAGTTTTAACCCCTATATTTTGGATACTTGTAAGCTCCTTAATGGATAGTTTAGCCACATCTGATAGATTACCGTTAGCCATCAATAATATTTCATTAGCTGCTACCTGTGACCATTGCTTGCCTGATTGGGAAATGATAAAAGACAATAAATCAGTATTTGTGAGATTTCTTAATCCAGAATTTTGAATTTTATAGAAAGGTTGGGATTCTTGTACTAAGGTAGTAAGATTTGACATTATTAGGTATTTTTCAGTTTACAGTTATTCAGTTATTTTATTTGATGATGTAAAGATACGATTATTTTATAGTTATAAAAAGGATTTTACAAAAAAAAATCTAGTAAATTTAATAAAAGATTTACTAGATTTCATAACTGTTTGATTATCAGCTATGGCTTTTGAAATTATTTTCGATTTATTTTAGGTCAATCATCAAACCATCCAAAGATAGCCTCATGTCCTCAGTTAAATCTCCTTGACCTCCTGACAAAAAGACTGAGCCTAAAGTACTTATGGTTATTAGTACCACTCTATCTCCTGTTAAACTGCTAGAGTCTAAATTAGCAGCATTGGGATATATTCTAATTTTCCTATACCAATTCTGCTTGGGTCTATGAGACAAAGGCAAAGTAAATACTTCTCCAATAGGGTTACCTGTTGCTTGTCCTGCATGGAAAATTTTCAGTACTCCTCTAAGCCTTAATAAGTTACCTTCCTTCCTATAACTAATCTGAGGTACACCTACCAGAGCAGAGGCAAACTTACTACCATCTAAATCTCCTGTTACATTAATCCAATCTTCTGATAAACTACCGCTTTCTCCTTGGTTAACTACTAACCAATGTGTTTCAGTCTCAACCAATTGAATAATTAAACCATCCCCACTAATTATATAGTCTTTACCTGCTCCTATCTTAATAGGTTTATAATTTACAGGTACATTGGCTGCATCGTGAGCAAAGGTAATAGTACCTTCATTTTTAATAAAAACATTTATCATTGTTCCCCTCTCTTCTCCAAATCTAACATGCTTAGGGCTATGGATATAATTGATGGTTTCAGAACCACTATTATTAATTTCCCAAAGGTTACCTAATTCAAATAGACTACCATCTAAATTGAACCCTCCTAGCTTATTATCTACCAAGCTTACTGGTATTCCATTCCATGCTTGGATGCCTCTAAATTTATTAGGGTAAAAGGAAGTTCTAGCCCCACTATCAGATACTAGCCACTTACCATTAATCCGTACTACCTCAAAAAATTCTCCTTCATGTACAATAAATTCAGCGTTATTCCTAGGCGACATAATCCCACTTAGACCATTAGTGATAAACCATAATCTAGTAGGTGTCTTAATCCAGACCCTAAAACCATCTGCTACATTAATTTCTGGTAAAATATTATCTACAAATACTATATCATCCCCTCCTGCATCATTGGTAATAACCAACTCATAAAAGTTACCTATTTTTTGCTCAGTAGGTATTGCTTCTGGATTGATTGGAGCAAGTACTATGGTGTTATTTGTATTCTCATCAATACTAGCCACTAGCATAGCTCCTTGTAGAGACTTTATAGTTTGCTTGTCAGTAAATGTATTCTCTTTGTCTGTTCGTACACCTGCACTAAGCGTAGGTACACTAGCAGGTATATACTGCATGTCTGTAACGGCTGCACCATTAGGACTAACATACAGCCTACCTATAATTACATCTTGATTAGGATTAGGTAAACTAGGCTCTACTGGTGTAGCTGCTGCTACTCCTTTAATTACTGAGTATGTACCTAGTTGACCGCCAATTAATTGATTATAGGCATGAGTACCTATAATTAAATCAATTCTATAATTACCTGTAGCATTAGCCTCTACTGTCAAAGTAATACCTTCATGCTCTACGATGTTAACTCCTTGATTGGTTGTCCAAACCCCCTTATTATTTACTATTGCGGTATCTAGCTCCACCTTTGCCCAACCACTAGAGGCGTGGTTTAACTTTAAAGTTAAATTAGCACTAGTATTATCGTAATCAAACCCTGCATACCTTCCTTTTGGATGATAGCTACTATTTTTCCAATTCATCCAAAGGGTAGTATCATTATCTTTAAATTCGTGGAATCTATCTTGTGCTGCTCCTGTAGCCATATTATTTTAATTTGATGTGAAGTAATCAACATTGTACGCAACAGGGTCGAAATCTCCTAATTCAATTGGAGCACCGCTATTACCATCTATCAATGTTCTTATCTTTACGTTTATAGGTTGATTAAATTTTATAATGTTTTTTATTGCAGTAGTCTCGGCTTCTGTCAAATCTCCTGCACCTGTTATCCTGTTAACAGTTATCTCATATTCCAAACAATCATTACATGCACCACTATCTAAAAATCTAACATCGTCATCCAGTATGGTAGTATCACCATCGAAAGTAAAATCATTATCAAACTCCACAAAGACTCCCTCCAAACTTATTAGAGATAAAAGTAATTGATAACCTAAAATAGTGCCTTTTACCCTGTAGTAATCATGGATGTACTTAACTAGATTTCTTTGGATAGTTAAATCCAAAGAAATTATTACCTCTTCTCCTCCCAATTGTTCTAACAAACAATCTAGATAAACTTCTAGATTCGTAACAGGATTTAATACATTATCAAACAGGTTTGTAATTAGAGGAGCGTACACGACATCAAACTCTTCTGCCATTGACTCGTTAAACCTCTCCAAAGTACCTTTATTATTTATGTCTTTGTTGGGGTCTATCTCCTTCTCATACCTACCAAAATATGAAAATATATTATCTTTTAAGTTCCACATAAATTTACTTTAAAAACAATGAATTATAAACCTCCTGTAGCATTAACAGTAATATTATCAGCTATAGCAACAGGTAAACTAGGCTCTACAATCGCCAAAGTATTAGCTTGGTATGGGTAGGTATAAAACTCCCATTCATCGTTAATTGAATAAGTAACTGAATCTATTACTGTAAATTGTACTTCATTCTGTACTACCAGTACATCTAAATCATAAGCTGCGATAAAAGAGCCGTCCTTAAATAATTGATATTGAGTGGCAGATATAATTCTAATTCTCCATTTAACAATACTATTGGATTGACTTAAAACCGCCCTAGTCCAATCTAAAGCGGTAGTTGTTGTGACTGCTCTTGCAAAAGGTATAGTATTAATTAAATTTATTACTGAGTTCCTTACCCCTTCCGTTTCTTCTATCACATTATAAATATCTGATAAATATACTGTACCAAAAATCTTTTGATTAAGTACTGATAGGAAGTCTGCTAAATTATTGGTAACCCTATTAGCCACTACTACATTGGACTCATTAGCATTTACCTTCACATCAATATCTAAAATGATGTTAACCTCTCCTGCTGCTTTCACATTTACACCTACCGCTATCAATCGCTTATCTTCAATAAAATTACCTGTATCCGTAATCAATTGAGTAGATGCTATACCTCCTCCTTCTGGTACTATGTAAATATCTACATCCTTACCGCAATCATGTACCACTCCCACTAAGGCTACTCCTGTAGCTAATTCTGTGACATCAATATAATCCTGTCTAGTAACCATCCTTAAAAGTGTTCTGGTTGCTCTAGGTACTCTATACCTTAGCTTTTCTATACTTTCAAAATCACTTCCTCCTGTAGCTGCTATAGGATTGGTTATTGTAAGAATATAGCCTACTGGTGGAGTTATTGCATGGGTAGTGATAGTATTAGCAGGTACATTGCCTAAATCTCCTAAGGTGGTCTTATAATCTACTTCAATAACTGAGCCATTGGTAGGTACTGCTCCATTCACATCGTCACCAAATTGAATAATTGGATTTTTATCTTTATCAATAGTCTGTATAAAGTGGGTATCAGTTCCATTTGAATAGCCTAAGCTTTCTACCCTTGACCATGTTACACCTCCTACCCTAACTACTAATGTATTATCAGCTACAAATATATCCCCAATAATCATACTTTCATTGATAATGCCTGTAGTTGTACCTACTGCAATATTAGTTTGTTGCACTCCTTGGATGGATGGTATTAATACTTGGGTTTCTCCTACTCCTATAGTACCTACGGCACTTGTAAAAAATCTAATCGTACCGCTACTATCCGTAACTTCACTATTTAATCCAAAAACTACGGGTGTAGCTGCTGGGTTATCCAACGTAAACAATAAATCTACACTAGCATAACTCTTTGTTTTAACCCTATAATTATTAGCCTTAGCTATTTGTATTACTGATTCATACAGCCTTGCTTTTAACAATAAAGACTCCCTAGCTGCATTATCAATATAATAGCCAATCATTTCCATTAGTCCTGACCAAACACTAATTAATTTAACGAAAATATTACCTTCTGTTAAATCGGTTATTTCTGGTATGGCTGTTTTCATACGGACTAATACCGAATCCTTAATTTGGGTGTAGGTTCGGTCGATATATTTAACCCATTTATTTTGTAATGGCATATTCTTAGTATATTAGTTCTTTGAAAAAAGGAAATACAAAACTATTAATTTCATTGGATGGTAAAAGTTTATACTCTACCACACAAGTTAACTTTTGAGGGTCATCAGTTGTATGTATTTGTAAATCTACAAATTTAGCTCTACCCTCCCACGTATCAATGCTTTCTCTTATAAATTGTCTAAGGAGGCTATTTAATACTTGGTCATTTGGTTGAAATAGTAGTTCGTCTAATCTACTACCATATTCTCTAAGGAAGAAACGTTCCCCTATCGGAGTCCTAAGCAATCGGTTAATAGACTGTTCCACTACAGTCTTACCGTAAGCTATAGTCCATTTACCATTTACTATATCTACTCCATCCTTTAAAGCTGTTCCTAAAAATTTATAAAACATCAGTCTGTAGTTACGTTATTAGATTTAGTAGATTTTACTTTTGCTTCCGTAGCTGCAATATCTACAGTTAATTGTATTAATGCTGCTTGGGATTGTGCTATTACAGATACCCCACTTGGTGTAGGTGGAAAGGCTGTACTTAGTTGCTGTACTTGGGTCTTTAACATTTTTAGCTCTGAAAGTATCTCATTTAATACTATTTCGTTCTTATCTCCCAATACTACTGGTTCTGCACTTCCTCCTAATTGCCCTAAAGATATTCTCTTTTGTCTTACCAAACTCAAATATTCTCCATTTAAGACTATTTTATTGCCCGAACGATGTGATAGTACCATAGTCTCTGGATAGTTGCTAGAATCATCTGTAATCCCTTCTGTAGGCTTAAACCAACCATGTAACCATACGGGGAACTCTGGATTACCATTCTCAAACATTACCCAAACTGTCTCACCAATATCTGGTACAGCTAAAAGACCTGTATTATTACCAGATGGTGTACCAACGGCATTACACCAATAATTATGATGGTCTTGCTCCCAAACTTGCGGTACTATCAGTTTTAACCTACCTAGTTTGTCAGGGTCTTTATTATCATACACCGAACCCCTATAAACTCCATAGTACTTATTCCAATACTCTAGCCCAAATCTTTGTAATATCTGTTTAAATTGTACTAGCATTATTGTGGTGGTTGATATAAATTATTGTCTACATTAGCTATCTCATTACCATCGGCATCAAAAATAGTCAAAGATATTTTCTTTTCTTTAGTCAAATTACTTCCCTGCTTAACATTCTTTTTATCTGCTGCTTTAGAGGTAGTTACTTGTTTACCATTCTTTTTTAATTGGAGGCTACTAATATAAGTGGAGCTAATCTTATGTACAATCTTCTCAATTAGATAATTACCTTTATGAGCATCAAATACACCTCCTATGGTTATAATCTCATTAGATTCTAAAGTAGGATTTCCATAAATTTCTAAACTAGCTTTTAACTTACTTAAGGCATTCGATTTTTTAAGAGAGTTGGAAATATTACTTACTACTCCTGCATCCTTATGAGGTACTGGTATGGTCTTATTTACCAAAGGTACTCTACCTATTTCATCTCCATTCTCATCATACACATATTTATACGAACCTAGGGTAATATCATTTAATTCTGAACTATTGGTAGTCTCTACCGCTACTTTTTCATTATTGGATTTAATCCCTACTATATTCGTTTTTTGTGATTCTGATTTAGTAGTACTTTCTTTCAATCCAACATTAAAACTAAGTATACCACTTTCTGGATGACCATAAAGAAATATCAATTTACTTTCCTTGTCAAGTCCTCTACGTACAAAATGCAAGTTATCTGATTGGATAAAACAGATATAATTACCATCCTTCTCCTTTAGAGCCAATTGTTGAAGAAATTCAAAGTCATCTAATCCACCCTGTGGTAAACTATCCCATGTTCTACCATCACTATCCGTTATAATTGATAAATCATATTTAGCTCCTATTTCTGTTACAATTTCTTTGGTAGTTTTATCCTTCCATATTTTTCTAGAGGCTACTTTCTTTAAAGTTGTTCCTTTATCTAATCCTTTTACTCTTAGATTGATAATCTTACCATACCTATACTCAATATCTGTTACCCTGACCTTATAAAATTTAGAGGCTAAACCTGCTAAATAGCCAAATTGGAAAGTTAAAGTTTGTCCTGTTTTTAGGTTTACATCTGATTTAAAATTTTCTATAAACTTTACATTAATATTCAATACTAATACATTAGCCTCTTTTATAGAGTCCTCATAGGTAAGGCTATCCACCATGTGGGATATATCCTTTTTACCATCGGAGTCAATAAACACTTTGAGGTAGTGAGTCTGCATTAAACTTAGTTTTATAAAAGCGGTAAGAATGCAAAGAACTTTCTTACCGCCTATTCATATTAAAAACATCATTAAAGTTCGATTAATACCTTTGTAATATTTGGTATTAATAAAGTCGTTCCTATCAAATCGGTTAAATCTAGTGGATTGGTTATCTTATTTACATCCGCAATAATCCACCAAAATTTACTAGGGTCTTGTACATTATATCTATAGAATTTCCAAGCTAAATAATCTAACTCCTCATTCTTAGCTAGTACATGGTATTCATCCTCTAAAGTACCCTCCTTTTCTATAGGTTCTCTAATTAGTAAGTCATCTCCATTGTCAAATTGATGCACCTTACCATTTCTAAATAAATTGTTACTGTTTACTTCTATCATCTTAGTAAATTGTTCCAAGTGAAATTTAATTGAGGGTCTAAACCAAAAGTTACCGTTACATAAGCCTGTTTAGGTAAGTATTCAAATTGAGGGTCAAATAAAGACAAATTAGCCGATACTCTTTTAACTACCCATAACTCATGCCTAAAAATATCCCCAAAAACGATTTTAACCTTCTGAGCAGGTCTATTAAAGCCATCATTATAAGTTAGTGACCTTAACCAATTTACCTTCTTTAGAACGTCTGTGCGACTTTCGGCTACTGAATGAAAATCTAAATTCATAGTCAAGTCTGTACTTCCTCCTGAGTGTTGGAACAAAGGAGTATTTCTACCTATTACTCCTATCTCATTTATAGAGGCATTTCTAGATAGATTCAAATTCTCTGGTATATATTGGATTTCAATACGCTCTAAAGTTTCTAACCCAATAATTAATAAGTTACCGTTGTTTAAAATCATTGTCTTGAATCGTTGAACTCATTTACATTATTTATAGCTGTGGCAATAGTATCTCCTTCCAATTGTACAAAAGTATGTATTACCATAGGTTGCCCTCCTCCTATATTATCTTGTACTTGTGCTACCTCTGGTGGTCGCATCATCGTTTTGCCTTGGAACTTTACTGCTGTAGCTCCTATACCAGTATCTAAACCTCCTGCTAATTTAAGTCTACTTTGAGGTTTACCGAAGTTCGAAGAGTTCCCCCTATTAACTTTAGAAGTAGGCTCTTCACTTAAACCTAAATATTCACTTACCGTATTTCCTAAAAGTAATTGACTCCAATTCTTACTTTGGAATCCATCTACTGCCTCAGTCATCGTATCAAGGAAATAGGTAATCGTTTCCATTAACCAAATTAAAGGAGTCAAGGCTAAAACTACTAAATCAGCATAATTTTGACCTGCCATACTCCACCTTTCTAAACTGGATGTATTTTTACCTAATGTCACATCAAATAAATCAAACATTCCATTAACTGTACCTGTGAATGCCTCATACAAATTAGTCAGTATAGGGCTTATTCTAGCGTACAAATTACTCATACCTTCATATACCCCATAAAAGAACTCTTTTACCCTTACAACCCACGTACCAATAGCTAGAGCAGTATCTAAAATACCCAAATTATCTAATTTCTTTTTCAAGTCATTGGTTAAGCTGAAAGTACCTGTCAATCTATCCCAGCTTTTCCAAACTTGATTAATGGTTGTAATATAGCCCCCTAATCTTTGTAGAAATCCTAGGAAACCATTAGCAGGTGTTTCCATGTCTTGGAATGCCCTTACCGCCTTATAGATTGTAAAACCTAATAAAGCTACAGGAGCGACAACGGCAAGAACGTTAACTAACAACGCCCCCAGCATTGGAATTGACAAACCTACCGTTGCCATTAGCCCTCCTATGGCTATCTTGGCTGTTCCTACAAACAATAGTAAACCGCCTCCTATTGTAAGCAAGCCTCCTATTGCTGTTATAGTCAAAGCTATTCCTTTTCCCAAGTCCGTTCTCATAAAGTCTCTAACTTTCTGAGCTAAATCTATAAAAAATCTAATTACTGGTTTTACTAGTGGTATCAAAGGCTCACCAAAAGATAAAATTACTTGATGCAAGTAAGATTTTAGAGTACTTATTAATCCATTCATGGACTGACTTTGTTTTTCCATTAATCCTGTAAATACTCCATCTCCTGTAGTCATCCTTTTAAAGGCATCCTCCATTATATCTGCTGTAATTTTCTGTTTAGAGGCTAATCCTAGTACTTCCGTACTAGCTACTCCCATAACATCCGCTAAAGCTTGTATAATTGGGATACCTCTACTAGCCATTTGCATAATATCTCTACGCTCTAAATAAGGCTGTAATAAATTCTTTCCATAAATATCAATTAAATCCGATAAGTTTATGATACCACTTGCTGCCACATCTCCTAACATTTGCATCCTAGGAATTAATTTACTGACATCTTGGTCATAACTTACCAGTGCTCTACCCCCATTAATTACCTGCTCTGAGGTAAACGGGGTAACATCAGAAAAGTGCTTTAAATCTGCCAATACTTTACCTCCTACTTCTGCTGATTTTAGCATAGTGTCAAACCCTATTCTAATCTGTTCTAACTCTCCTGCTGCCTGTAATCCCATACCTGCTGGAATTAAGAATAAAAGCCCTGCTGTTAGCAAAGCTGCACCTATCTTAATTTGATTAAAGCTATTAGTAATAGATGATGTAAATTTATCAGTCTCAGCATCTAGACCCCTCATAGCATTTCTAATATCGTTGGATGGTTGAGTAAACTCATCATCCAACGAAAAGGCTAAACCGAACCCTAAACCACCTCTGTTAAAATTACCTAAAGGCATAATTGATATTTATTTGTTATATGCTTCTTCTTTCATTTTCTGATACATCTGTAGCATCTCCTCTAATTGATTCATTTCTTTATACGAGAGCCTTTCTAATTCGGTCAATGTTAAAGAGGTCATCCCACCGAAAACACAATTCGCCCAAAAACATACTAAAGACTGCTCGTTAAAAAGAAAAAATCAATTGTGTTTAATAAATCCACTCTAATCAATTGTCCTGTATTTGGATGGTCAAACTCTGCATGAGTGATAACTTCCCCCTCCTGTCTTTTAATATCCTCTCTAATGGCTGCTAAATCCTTTAGACTCATTTTATCATAAGGTAATACCATCCAAAGACCATCTTTTCCTGCATTGGCATTAAAATACTGGCATCTCCTAGCTATTAATGGAGTATGTGAGGAGCGTTTCTTTTTGGCAGTATTCAACATAATTGCCTCTCCTCCTCCATCCAGTAATCTATACTTACACTTTAAACCGCTTCTGGGTAATACTAACTCCTTTTCTCTTACAATTTCTGGATACTTAGAGAATTGTAATAAATTAGCTTTCATCGGAAACAATCCATTTACGATGTCAATTTCTTCGGTATGTTCAAAATCACCATCCTTAAAATGATACTTAAACACCTCAGAAAAATCAGTCGAAAATTGTCTAGCCATAATTAAAGCATACCTCCTATCTGTAGATAACATAGTCTTGACAAACTCCATGTCAATCTTATCTACTCCCTCTACGCTTTGTAATACATCTACCAGTACTTCATTAGAACGTTCAATAAATGGGATGTTACTATCAGTAGTCAGTATCCTTTGATGCTTTCCTAATAGCTCCCCTACTACTGCTTCCACCCCACTAGGGAGCTTAAATTTGTGTGTTCCTGTAAAATTCATATTACTTTTAGTTTAGTTTTAAAAAGATATTTCTACAAATATAACTCAATTACCCAAAATAAGAAAGCCTATGGTACTAACATAGGCTTTCTGTAACAAAACTAAAAATAATTGAATCTGAAAAATGAAGGCTACGAAAAAATTCTCACTACGTAATTATGATTTCATCCACACACAAAACAACGGTTTCCATTAAATTATCTGAGCTAGTTCTACTCATAGTACTTACCGTCAATTCTTTAGGGAAACATCCTAAACATACGTAAGTATTTACGGTAGCTCCTGCCCCATCCACTTCTCTAATTACTACACTTTTCTTGTAGTTAGAAGGTATACCGCCTGTACCTGTTTGAGTATTCTGTACTAGCTTGACCCAATCCCAAGCCCACTTATCAGAATTTGGTAAGGCTCTTAATTTCTTGATGGTTATATCTCCAAAAGTGGCTTGCCCTGCTGTTTTTACTTTTACATTAGTACCTCCATGCTCTACTGTCTCTACACCAATCTTGATACCACTAACTTCCTGTGCAGAAAATTGGTTTAGACCATCAATTTCAATTAAAAAATTAGCCGCCTTTCTTGGGTTACTAATTGCATTCGACATATATTATAAGTTTAAAAGGTTATTCTAATTAGGATTTAATTAAAAATTTCAAGTCACCTAATTTACAAATTAGGCTGCTCTGCTAATTCTTCAAAATCAACTGAGGTATTAGTTACTACCACTTCTACACCAATATATTTTAAAGATGCAATAGGTTTGATATATAACTTAAATTTGAAAATACCACTATCCACATCGGCTGGAGAATTAATTACAGCATCCGCAATATTATCTACATCTTGGTCACCTTGGTATAAATAAGCAGATACACCCCTATTGGTTTGTACTACATCCATAAAGCCTGTAACCTTTCTATAAATGTTTCTCCAAGTCTCAGTATCATTAGGCTTGAATAATTCAGAATCTACTAAAGGCTTAATACCTCTAGTGATGTATATTACTAAATCTGCTATATTAGCAAACTTTAACATGGTATCATCCTTCTGTAAAGTGGAATTAGACCAAACTACTGTACCAAAGCTACTATGTTCAATAGCGAAGTTAACTCCTGCAAAATCTACATCATCCGCTTCTTCTGTCCTAGCAGGTGAAATAAGATTATAAACAATGCCTAGGTTGTTAAAAATCCTACCATTTTCTCTACCAGCAAAAGACAACCATTGGTAAGTTTTCTTATCTCTTGCTCCCATAATACCAATAACATCCCCAATGATGGAAATATCTAAAGTGGTATCAGTCAAAGGATTTACTACAGTAATATCACCATAAAAAAGCATAGCTTTCCATGTATCAATAGCGGTTGTTCCTGTATAAGCATCTCTACGCTCCCTATAACTAATAGCCTCTCTACCACTAATATTGCTAGGAGTTCTAAGGAGTGCGATACAATCTTTACGAGATTCTACATAAGCCACTAAGGCAGTTTCAGTAGTACCATCATAAACCTCTGGTAAACAAATCCTAACAAAATCATTATTATTATCGAATTGGTGTACTCCCGTCTTACCTCCTAAATCTCCTACATAATCAGCCGATACTACTGAACCATTATCATCTGCTCCTGTACTCAAAGTTACTGTACCTACTACTATAGTACTAGCTGTAATATCAATTAAGTTACTAGCTGCATTTAACTTAGCCAATTCTGTACCTGCTAATACAGCCGTCACATCCCTAAACTTCTCATCTAGTTCTGGATACCCTGCTAAAGATACTAACACATCCATTTTACCTGATGCTCCTGAGGTAGCAGTCTTAACTACTATTGTAATACCATTTCCCCAAGCTCCTGCATTCTTAGCAGTATAAACACCTGAAACCGCCTTGACTGCGCTAATCGTAGATAAATCGGTTTGGTCTGTTCGGTGCAGTACTCTACCCACCAATAATGTAGCTCCTCTCTCCAAGGCTCTCTTACAATAAAGAGGGAATAGAGAATCACTTATTAAACCCCCATACAATCTCTTAAATTCTGTCCATGACCTAACTATACTTGGTGTAGTAGCATTCCCTCTCTCCGTAATACCTAAAACTGCACATACTCCAATCATACTATTGATTGTAGTTAGGGAATTATCTACAACATTAATTTGACTTCTGCCTATTCCTGTACCTGTAATCATATCTTTAGAATTTTATTTTTACGTTAAAATTTTCACTAAAGTAAAAACATTTAACATTAGTTACAAAATTAAGCTGTGGAATCTAACCTACTAGACTGATTTATTAAGTTATCTTCCTCTTTAAGCCTCTTTTTTTTGCTTTACTTCTTCCGTCTTAGTTTTACTTTCGGTATAAAAATACTGTTATTAACTTCTTTTACGTTGTAAAAACTTGAATTGAAAACCCTCGAATTATAAGGGTCTTGATTTAAGTTGATGTTGTATT